GCAGTAACAAACGATAAGTCAACCTGCTGACCTGCACCCCCATTTAATACCACTGAATAAGTTAAGCCTTGTGTACAGGCAGTCTTGATTTTTATTATCATCTGTAATGTCCTTTAAGCAAAATTATAGGGTTGCTTTTTGAATCCAGCAACCCTTATTTTAAGAAAAGACAACATTTATTCCTTCACGCAGGTACTCACGTGTAATGGAATAACCGGCACTCTCAGATGTAGTGGTGTTCAGCAAGGTTATTTGTTGGCCCTCGGCTATTGGAACCCATACATATTGGTTCTTGGGGGTAACTGTAACCGTTCCAAAGAGAACGCCGTCTATGGATATTTGTATAGTCCAATCAACTGTATTATCGAATCTTAACTGCACGTTGTAATGACCTGGCTTTGTTTCAACACGATATATCTTTGCGTAGCCTGTTGTTGTATGGTCGCCCCCACCAGTTCCACTACTAAATGTGCCCGTTGAATAATCTATGACTGCCCAAGCACCGTCGCCGCCAGTAGCATAAAGTCCGTTTGTAGCATCTCCTCCCTTCCCGAAAGTGCTTCCTCCCGGACCAACAAACGGTGGTACGTTTTGTCTCCCGCTTAATGTGCCTCCAGTTCCCCAAGCACCACCACCTGCAGCACCGTCTGTTGAAGTAGTTGGCGTTACCCCTGCGGTTCTACTGCTCCCTGCACCAGAACCACCACAAAGAACCATCGCATATATATGAGTAATCGCATAATCCCCAAGGGTTAAAGATTTATCGGTTGTGCTATTTGAGGTTTGGTCAGTCTTGTTAAAATTAACATTGCTCGTAAACCCTAACACGCACCCTGCACCGCCACCGCCATCATAAATACCGTGTGCACCATCGCAGGCAGCACCGCCGCCAGAACCATTAGAGCCGTTTTCTCCTTGTATGATTTCATAATCTGGTAAATCACTAGTCCCAGGGTTTACAGGGGCGACTCGTTGAAATCTTATTGAGGAAGCCATATTGTTCTCCTTAACTTACTTTTCTAACCCATTTACCATTAAATCCACCATAGCCACCAAACTGTCCTGTTGGTTCAGGATACGCTGTCTCACGACCTGACGCACCCCAGATGATAGCACGAGTGTGAGGAAATACATAAACCAAATGTTCTACATATCCTTCAGTTCCTGGTCTGTTTCCGCCTGCACTCGCTGCCTTTACTTGTATACGGTACCAGCCCTCATCTTCATCGTTAAACTCCACAACATAACAATCAGCACCAGATGCAGTTGCAATCAAGGTGCCTTGTGCCGTTGGGTCTGTTGGTTCAAACGGAACAGGCATAACAGTGGTTTCTGGTAATATTTTTCTATACAAAGGCATACGAACCTCCTTAACCTACGGTATAACCTATATACCAAGACCCGTTAATATAGTCAGCAGTAAACATATATGTTCTTCCTGCGTCATATGTTGGAGCATTGGTCCACCAGAGAGCATTATTAAATACCAAAGGTTTATTCCCGGATACGTGCGTGTATTTAATCAGACAAGAATTAGCAATACCGTTGGCAACCGTTGGCATATTTATGCTTACGTTTGAACTGCTTGAACCAATAATGACGTTGGACGAGTTGTTCGCCAATGTCAATTGTGTTTGGTTCCAAGTTACTTCTGGCATTGGTATATAATTTCCAGTAGCACCACCCGTTTGTCCGCTAACAGTTGTAAAGCCCGCCAGTTCTTGTGGTAACAAACCTGCGATAGCAAATTGTGTAGGGTCTGTTAAGTCGGTAGCACCAACTTTGACGACTATAGACAGCCCTAAGTATATCGCACGGCTTGTTGTTTTGCCAAGGCCGTCAACTGTTTGTGTCGAATATTTCAAACTAAAGATTGCCGCAGTTGCTTCTTCGATTGAATCAAACAACTGTGTATATGTGGCTCCAGATTTTTCTGACATAGCAGGAACCATCAAAGTTTGACCAGACGGGGTTATACAAGGAACCATTACCATAAACTTGTCGCCATAGGTAGCCGTGTTCAATGTTTCAAAAGCATTGTCCGTCAAGTTGAATATCTTTGTTGTATCCAAAGTAGTCAGTGTCGAACTAGATGGGTTATATCCATTATATAAGAATTTATATGTAAATGGATTCTTCGCACTTACGTTCATAATGTTTGGAGCCTGTGGGTTATAATCGAAGTTAACGCCTTCTGCCTTAACCTCCAAAGCACCCATCTGCAAAGTTGTAGCAGTTGCTGCGGACACATAACCGCCCTTGATTTCAGCAACAGGGCTTTCTCTTGTATCCTGTGAAGTAATCGTCAACCAGGGCTGGAATTTCCACGAGTTGTTCTGGAATCCGCTGGGTTGTATGCAGAATACAGAGCCTAACATACATTTGGTCTTGCTTTCGCTTCCAAGAATTGGACTTTGTTGTTTAAGAATCTGTCCGCTTTTTGTTGCATAAATGTACCATACACCAGTAGCGTCAGAAGAAGATGACTCAATGGTTTGTTCTGCGAAGTGAACCTTTGTGAACTGTGCAGCATTTCTTCCATAATATCCTTCGTCGTTAAAGATAATATCCATATCATAAAATCTGATGGTACTACCAGATTGAACGGGTGCAGTCCCAAATGTGCTGTAATCTAATCCTGTCAAACCATACCCATTAGCAATATTGGCTTTAATCACACTCAGTAATTGAGAGTTATTGTTTGCGTCTGGCGTTACGTTATACTCACGTAATACATTTAGTATTTCGGTGCACACAGACATCAAATCCGTGTCCATTTCGTTACCGAAACTATTGACGTCTTCTGCGTACGCAATAGTGTGAGGCGTCATACCGCTAGTATAACTTACCTCGGTATAGCTGGGATTCATCGCCCCTTGTGATGCAAATACTGCGGTCTTATTCTTCATTTTCTAACTCCTATTCTGATTGTTGGAAGCTGTATGTTACTTTGACTCCAACAGGTTTTCCCAAGAACGATGGGTCGTAACTTACCAAACCCTGCAAAATATCCACAGAGTTTGAGTCTGTTGTTATTGTTACTGTGCACGACAGCGTGGACATAGTTACGGAGGCCTCATAAGGCGTGTCTCCCATAAGTATGGCTATAGCCTCGTGTAAATTCGCAAGGCTGTACGGTTTATTGTTTAAGAACGTTTTGGCAAATATATATCTGCGGTACCAATATGAGTCAACCTCGTTTGGGATACCCGACCAATACTTGCCGTGTTCAATATTTTCTGGTTCTGCTTCTTCTACCCACGCCCACTCGTCGGTACTATAAACCAACCCATCACTCACACCGCTCCAAGAAGTTGCCGTGCCCCAGAATGTTGCGTGTTGTTTCAGTCCTGCTATGTTCAGATACTGTGGATAAAATATTTGGTAAGCAGGCAACGGTGTAATGTCTTTTGCAACATTGTAAATACCTTCGGTCAACTTCTGGAAGTTTTCCGAATCCTGCAGATACCAAGGTGACGGGGTTGGGTGTTGCATACTACTCGCCTCCTATCACGATGTTGCCTGTAGAACAAGAAGCATATTCTCTTGAACCAATTTGTAGGTTTCCGTTGGTAATCCATTCGGAACTACCCACCGCTCTCATTTTAACGCTTGATACTTCAAAACCTGCCGCAGTGGTTAACGGAGCCAGAACCCTTGAATACGAAACGTCTTTGCCAATGTCTAAGCCATTTATATACGTAGCAATCTGCGTTTTGATGTTGTCAGACTCAGACAAGTCCATCACACCTGTGGTTGTTGGTGAAGTAACCGAAACGTTTATTTCTACGTCTATCTTGTCAGGTATTGTGAACATTATGGTTCTGTTTTGGTTAAACGCATCGGTCACGTCGGTTACAGTGGTGTTACCAAATGTTGGTGCCCCCGCCGTCTTGTTGTCGCAGATAACCTTGGCTACCCTGTTCTTAAATGTTAAGAGGTCGTACCCAGCGACAGGCACGGCCATAAACTCTGTGCAGTAAGCCGGAATTGTATCAACAACCTCTGCCGTGTCGTTGTAGTTCACGCCTGCTGTTTTAACGCAATCCATAGCCAATAATAAATTGCAAACGTTTTGGACGGTTCCAGAAGCAACTGTTGCTGTCTTTAACAAACGCACACGGTAATCTGCGTCTGTTTCGTTTTCGGCACCCTGAGCAACTCCAACAACAACGACATCAACCACGTTAGAAGCACTACAACTCATAGTGTTAGAAACCTCTGATGTTACGGTGCCTGTGTCTGTACAAACAACAACCACACCAGTCGTTTCTTCTGTTGTGATTGTTTTGTTTTCAGTTAATACAAAACTTTCACCGGTCTGTTGGTTTGTAAACGCAGTATCGGCTGGTAAAGTGTACGGCAACGCAGATGGCTTACTTGTAACCTTTAATGTAAGAGTAGCCTGTGTTCCAAGTGTACGTGGCACACCTCTTAAGCCGCCAATCAGGTCAAGATAAATTCCTGATACAGTATTCATATTAAGACGACTCAAAACTTCAACGCCGTCCATATCTGCGTTATACAGAATTTCTGCCAATTCTTGAATTAACACACCCTGTGGTAATTGTTGGTCCAGCAAGAAGTCATCACCAAACGCAGTAACAAACGCCTGCTCTAACTGTGTTCTGTAATATTCTAATTGGTTGGCTACAAAACCTTGATTCGTCCATTTACCCATTTGTTATTCCTTTTGCTTTTATTATAGGGTTGTTATCCAATATTTTCAAATACTCTGTTGTACTGAATATCCCCATATACAGTTTTTATTGTCAGGTTTATGTTCAGGTCGTTGTCCGCATTGGTCGATGCAGATTCAAACTCAACATTTTCAACACCATCAAGCGAACGTATAACCCTTGACAACTCTTGTATCTTTAACTGAAGCGGAACACCAGAAAGCACTACCCCAAAGTATTCCACCCCCAAATCTTCGTTTTGCAACTCACCCTTAAACACCTGCAGAGCAGCGTCTATTCTTACACGCAGGGCGTCTATCCCTGTAACCTGTTTGATTACACCGTATTCGGAAATAACGTCGTTCCCGTTATCGCCTGGTGTCTTTGGTGTCAAATACCACGTTTTCATATTATGCTCCTTGTGTATCTGGTGCCGGAACTTGTGTCGGGCTTTGGGTTTGCTGTGTTGTTTCGCTACCAACAGTTACAATTCCGCCAGCAGGTATTGTATGAGTATGTTCTTTTACACTTATACCGTCAGCCACAATATCATCATCAGATGTAATCTTGCCTGTTACTGACAGATTCCCGTTGATTGTTACATCGCCAGTTATTGTTGTGTCTCCTGTTATAGATATGTTAGCGTCGGTTCCGTTGTCGGTCAATTTAATCGAAACATTCTCGCCTTTAATAATCAAATCAGTATCTGGCTCCGGGTAATTTTCGGCTTTGTGAAGTTCGTTTGTAATGAACGGAATAAATACAGAAGAATAGACCGAGAACTTGGCTCCAGACCCTGCCGCAGAGCAACTGCCTTCTTTTATCCATCTGCTTATATCGTCGGTCATAACAACTAATAAACCCGTATCGTTAACCTGTGGCATACACTGAACCGAAAACTTTCCCCATCGCAACTGTTGAACGGGAACCTCCGTAAGGATAAACGGTGCTAACGACTCTGCCGGAACATTTACCCCAAACTCATTGGTAATCAAATATGTACCGCCGTCAACCGTGCAAAACTCAAACGAATCCTGAGCAACATCTACTGTTTGGTTTTCAGGATGAACCTCTATCACCCTGACTATATACGCTGTTTTTATAACATATTTGGCTGCTATCGTAGCCTCTTCGTACATCATCGTGTTAGCTCCTGATTGCTTGGTCGTAATCCAGTCCGGCCGTAGTTACAGTTGTTGACCATTTGCTCGACGTTGTCGACAAATCGTGTATCACCGACACCATTTTCATTGGTTCATTAAAAATATCACCAGTCGTGCTTTGTGTCAAAGCGTATACCGACAGCGAATATCTTCCTGCTTGAATCAACGGTGCGTAATATCCCATACTTGCGTTCACCATGCCACCTTGAACCTTGTCGCTTATAATGGTGTTCGTTTTGTATTGGTCCCATCTTAACATAATGTTATCCATTGGGACAAGTGCAGGGTAAAACATCATTCTCATAACAATTTGGCCGTTCCCGTTACAGGTTGGTGGCTCTATGAAGTTCTGGAAATCCTCGATAATGTGCGTCTTCGAAGACCCGCTTGCGGAAGACGAACTAGACAACCCACTGCTGCCGCCTGTCGGCCGCCAAAAATACCACCTAAACCTGTTGCTAAAAGCCACGTATTCTGGCTCAAACTTTACGCTACCATAAGGAAAGGTTTTGAGTAGTTCTTTCAGTTGTTGCTCCAGCACAACATCATCGCCTTCAGAACCTGCGTTGTAAAACTTAAAATCTTTTGGTATGGCTGTACTCTTAAGGTCGCTCATAAGGTCGCTATCTGCCGTGTATATTTCCGAAGGACCTGTGTAGGCTTTTGTTGTTGTAAATATTTCTATCCAGTCGTCCCTATTGCGTTCGTCGCTAGTGACTAGCCCATCGTCGTTAGGGTCTTCTCTGGGCGACACTTCTGGTCGATTATTTGTGCCATACGAAGTGAACGGAGCCTCTACTTGTGATATTATGTGTCTCGAACGTCTATGTGCTAAATTTTTTATTAGGGTTCTGATTGCGTTCAAGTAACTTGTTCCACCGGAGACCACTCTTGTATTGTCGTTTAATTGGTCAAGCTTTTCGCTTTCCGAAGCATTGTCCGCAATCCAGGTTGAAAAGTTTTTGTTCGTCATTTCCACATTGTGGCACCACATTTCAAGAATGGTATCGACCCCTTTTCTGTAAAGTGATGAAGAATTCAGATACCCAGTAAAGATTCCATTATAATTTTCTTTTTTGTGTTCGAAGTCCCAATATCCTGCATACACTTGAACACTCGGCCTGCCCATGCCTTTCGTTGCCCTGTATATTGTGTTTGTTGCAATTTTATCTTTTTGCGGGAACCTTGCTGTGTTTGTTAGGATTTTTATAATGTCTTCACCAGGGTTGTATATTGTTAATTTAGCAGAAAACCCTGGCATACTTGTGTTCATCCCAGACCCGACCTGTGGTCTGCAGTTGACCAACGCCTCCAACCTTGGGGTTAACGTCTCGTTCTTTAATGGGCTAAACTCATACACAGTGCTTAATCCAGCACCAGAGATGACAAACTTCATAACTCTGCCAAAGTTCACTTCCACGGAGTTTGTGTTGTTGTCGGAATTCAAATATGATGTGTATCCTTCTACTTTCATTTTGTAATCTCCGCCAAGGCCAGTCTACTACCCAATTCGGAATAAGGTTCGTATTCTTCTTTGTCCTCCGCCATATCCAACAGGCCTAACCCATATAAACTTATATTCAGTAGCCCTGCTGTATCTGGCTCCAACGCAATACCAGCATACACCAAATCAGTTCCGTTGTACAAGTCAAAAAACCAACGCTTGTATATCATATCAAACCAAATATTAGCTGAGTATCCGTCCTGTAACGTTATATTCTGTTCTTTGGCTGCCACCGCTAGCAAATTAACTTTCATAATTGTGCTCCTTACTTGGTTTTTGCTGTTTTTGTTGCGGTCTTTGCTGTATCTGATGAACTAAACCATCCTTCTACAGTTTTAACCCACCCGGGTTCCCCTGTCCACTGTTGCACCCTGTCGCCTGTCCATAATGAACGCAATCGTTCCATGCCATAACTTACTATACTCGAATCACCAACATTTGTTCTCGCCACGATAGATGTTGTGTTTGTGTTTTTGTATGGTTCGTACATTATCATTTCCATAAATGTAATGTCGCACTCAAGCATATCAAGGTTTTCTGCGGTCGTTTTTGGCTTCAACGATTGTATCAACATATTCTGGTAAATACCGTGCGGAGTATAGACGGTAAACGGCTGACCCTTCTCTTGAATTTCTCTCAGTTTGTACAACGCCTGTTGTGCACGTGTGTTGCCGTTTGTCAGTAGCAAATCTACCGCCGCAGCCGCAAGACCCGTATTATCAAAGTCATTAAGTTTAGCATCAAGCCACGTTCCTACTGCGTTATCATTATTGTAGTTCGAAACGTATATCGTCATTTGCACCGTGTTTGGGGTACGCATACGACCGTCGGTTACTTGGCTACCTACGAATACAACGGGGTTCTTTGTGAACTCTACGGATATGTCTGCACTAATGTCGCCAAACCCGTCAATAACTACGCCCTGTTGTCCCGAATCTGTAAGCCAGTCTACAGCAGAAGTTATGGCCCGAATCATATTACCTAAGCCGTTGGGGAGGTATCTGCTAGCCTTTTGTCCTAACCATGTGTTTTGTATCTCGCCAATGGTATAATATGGTGAACGTGTGCCAAGAGCATTAGCCCACCCTTCCATATTGTCTATGTAGGATGAGATTTGTTGAAGGCTGCTTTTCTGCTCAGTCGTATACCTTTTGTCAAAAGATTTGTCTTGGCTGACAGCGTCGCCCTTGTAGTTGGTCTTGTAATTCTTCCACACGCTGGCGTTCAACAAATCAACTTTCTTAAATTTACTCAGGTCGCCCATTATGCACCTCCGCTAGTATATATAGTTTGACCGTTCCAATCTTCTACCTTTAATTCTCTCTTCGCCGCCTGAACTCCGTCAATATAAACATTCAAGTCGCCAAATCTGATGTTTTCGGACAATGCTTCTGCAACGACCGCTTTTGCTGCACCAAACCCTGGCATGTCGTTCAACAAATCCGCTACAGGACTGCCACCAAGTCCGTTGCCACGTGTTGATTGGCTTTGTTCAAGGAACTGTGTGTTTAACTGTCTTTGGCTTATTGCCGCACGGCCAATAGCGTCTTGTGTGTTTTGCATTGCCGTTGCAAATTGTTGTAAGTCCATACCAGCCCATTCATCTTTATGAGCATACAGCTGTTCGAAGTTGTCAGCCATAGCCAACCCACGAAGACTCTCTGGCAATCCTGCCATTTGTGTTATATAAGGCACTAAAGCAGGGTTAATATTCTTTGCGTTCTCACGGTATGCCATAAGTATATCTAATGGGTTTTCACGATTCATTAAGGCACGCCAGTAATCAGGGAGATAACTCATACCCACCATTTGCTGTTCAGACACGGCACCAAACGCCATAGCCCCAGGCAACATAGCAGATGTTGCATTTAATGATAATACGTCCGCAGCACTCGCTAAGTTCGAATTCTGTATTGCGTTGGCTGCATTGTATCCTATGTTGTTGCCATACAAGGCACGTTGGATATTTATGTTTCCGCTGTACTTTGCATATTCGTCCGCAATCTTCTTTTGGTCGATATTATGTTGAGCCCATATCATAGTGCCAGCAGCACCGATTGCACTCCCAACAAATGTTCCAATAGGCCCAAAGAGGCTGCCAATAAGAGCACCTACTCCTGCACCAGCCACAGAACCATACTTCTTGCCCCATTGCTGCATAACATCACGTTTTGTGCTGTATGGGTTTTGTGTATCTGCCAACCAAGAGGTTCTGCCTTCCATAAAGTCTGTCGCTACCCCACCAACAACCCTTCCTGCCATATAACCACTAACGGCCATTCCGCCTGTGGTCTTAATCCAGGTTGTAAGGTTTTTCAAAGAACTCGTGTTTTTGTTCTGTGCCTTAATCCACTCTTGGAAGTACTTCTTTGCCTCAGGGTCCATCACGCTTCTGTTGACAATATTATCGACAGCGTTTTTACGTTTTACTTGCCAGTACTGTTCAGTAGACCTTCCTAATGCATCTTGTTCTGCCGCCCATTGTGCGTGCCCCCTACGGATTTCTTCTGGGGTTTCTTCTGTTAAGGAATCTACACTATTCCTAAACTTGCCCTCCCAGTAAGTTTCGCTTAGTGATTTTTGGGCCTTTTCTTCCTTAGGACCATAGTAATATTGGAATCTTAGACGGTCTGTCGCACTCATCCCTCCGCCAATTCTAGAAATCGCTTCTTGTATTTGGTTTGGAGTAGATACGCCAGTGGCACCTTGTGCCAAAACCATAGCCTCTGTTGTGCTGTATGGACGAAATGCCGCACGTTCTGCCGCAGCTGTTTCTTCTCTTATTGAGCCACGTAATCCTGCAACTTGGGCACGTATTTCTGCAGCGGTTTGCACTGCATTTATCGACTGCTCTAATGGCACAGACCCGCTTGTTATAAACGATTGTCTGCCCATAGACTGATTCACGTTAGCCAACTGTTGCAATAACGATAATCTTACGCTAGATGGAAGGCTCGGGTCTTGGATTCTTTTTGATAACTCGATGGCTCTTGCCTGAAGTGCCTGCATCGCCTTTGATGACTTTTCTTTTGCCACTTCAGCACGGGACGCCCTTGCCGCTTTTTCTAATGGAACATTAAGCCCCATAACTGTAGGCTGTTCTGCAAGGTTGGCTCTAAATGTATTCCGTGTTGCCGACCTGACAAAGTCGTGTGGTTGGTTCGCAGCAAACCCTGCCGCAAACATGGTTTCAACCGCTTTGCTTAAAGGCTCGCTTGTACCAAGTGTTTGGGCAACATCGAATGCTTTAATGTTGGGAAGAGGGAAGCCCTCTAAGTCAACTGGGCTTCGACCGACTTCGTCAACAATTTGTTCGTACATCTGGCCGACTTTCTTGAAGTCTCCGCCAACAGCCTTGATGCCAGCAGACAGCCCTGTTTTTACAGCCTTGGCGAAATCAGCACTAACTTTGTTTGTAAGCTTGCTAAGAGCAGACTCGTCAATTTCGGGCCCCAGCAGGATTTTCTGTTTTATAACTTCGTCGGCCATTTTAACCCTTCTTATTTGCCAGTTGTTTCAACAACGCTTGTTTCCTTGCTCTCTTTCGAGCCTCTTCTTTGTCATTTATAACCTTGTTCAAAATATACAAGTCATATAAATTCAAAGTACCGTTTTTTAAGTCAGAGTACGATATGTACCCTTCAAGAACCGGATTGAGAAAAAACCAGTCCGGTTCATTAGGGGACGGCTTTTTTATTTTAGCCCTACTATTTGCTTCATATACTGGGTTACTCTCTTGTCGCCCCCGAGGGATAAAGGGAGTAACAACTCGTCCATATATGCTGTTTTGATTACCTCTATGTCCCCGTACTCTAAGTCGTTTATGTTCAGCGGATGGCCGTTCAATGTGATGTTTTCCGCAATAGCGTTAATAAACGCTTCCTCTGCCTCAAAGGTGTTGGAAGCCAACATTTGGTTTCTCATATAGACCAAACGCTTCTGTGCCATCACAGAACGTGGTAATGTCATCACAAACTGCTTGTCTTCGAACATAAATGTGTAAGACATAGGGATGTCATTGTTCGCCTGTTCTGCTTCGATTTTTTTGAGTACTTTATCGAAATACAGTTCAGACGGTTGTTGTTGTTTTTTTTCGGTCATCTTGTTCCTCTTTTTTTAGTTATTAACCGCCAGTTGTTTGGTCGTCACCACTGCCTTGTGTTTCGAACGCAACTTCGTCTGCTCCTAACAACGGACTGTTGTTATTGTTCCAAGAACCAGTAGACGCATCGTATATTGCTCTACCTTTGTTCATCGCAGGAATTGTGTGTTCTTTATCATAGCCAGTAGCAAATACACGATATGTACCGGAGACGAATTCAGCGTTGGATAATTTGAACGACAAGGTATAGTCGCCGTTCGCACCAGCACCTGCTTCAATTCCTGGGAAGTTAACCAAGAAAGCACAGTCAGAAGACAACTGTTCTGCTGTATAATTTCCGCCTTCAGTAGCACCAGAAGAACTAGCACCAAAGTTGCGGTTCACTAATTTGATACCAACCGTTGTGATATGACCAGCAATCAGTTCTTGAATCAAATATGTGCCCTTGCAGTAATCCAATGAGTGACGTAAGAAGCTGATGGACAAGCCCCAGTTCTTAACCTTATAGGATTTGTTTGCTAACAACTGTCCCATAGCACCTTCTTGGATGTTCATTAAGTTTCCACCATTACCCGGTTCTGCGGCAATAGATACGTCAGCAGGACCTAAGTTTTTGGCTTGGATTGTTCCCATTGGAGTGTAGATGAACAAGTCTACCAAACCAATGTCATTAAACGCACCATCGTAGTTTATAACATCATTAGCCATTTTTTACTCCTTACTGGTTAAGAAAGTTAATTACAACAACACGTTTTGTGCTGCCAATTAACAATGCTTCTGTTGTGATACCGTCCCACAAACCATTGGACCTTTGGACTCCAGTTGGAACAGGGATGTTGTATTTGTATCCTTTGCCACCAAATGTTTGACCATCTTGCGAAACGCCCGGCCCAATAACGCCCGATTGGTACAATGTGCTGTACGCTTGGTCTAACACATTTGCTAACAGGTTTGCACCGTCTTGGTTCATTGGCAATACAGGGATACTTCTTAACAACTGATAGATTGAGATTGTAACTGTGTAGTTCAAATAGTCAGCCGCAATATAATCGACTAAATCTGTACCATTTGAAGCGTTACCACGTTGCCAAGAATCCATGCGTTCTGCTGGGTCTAAGTACATATTGGCGTGTTTTTCGTCCAAGTTGTGCCACATATCATTTGTGGATACTGTAATTGCAGAATCCGACGTGTCGATACGTTCAATACCACTTGCAGGTTTGTACGCCAGTGTCGCCATTTGACGATTTGTGCGAGCAAATACACGTGTTGAATAATATGCGATAGCCGCAGCTGAATAATACTTATTAGTTGCGTTTGGATTTTCCATAACCACCATTGTGCGTTCGAAAGCATTGGAAGCACAGTAAGCCAATACAGAACAAGAAGAACCGTCAGCCAAATCTTCTTCTAATGTTTTGTTAAACGCATTTGCATTTGAGTCGTCCAAGATTAAGACGTGGGATGCGTTGGTTTGGTTTGCATTAACCAATGTAGCCGCAACTTTCTTAAAGGCGTCACCAGCGGTGTCGTCGATAGCAATATAGTAGTAGTCTTGGCTGTCCAGCAATTTTGTGAAGTTTGTTGTGAATTCTTCAGCAGATGCCATACCGATTGTAGCAACATAAATCGGAGCAGTTACGCTAGCCGAATTATAAGATGTTCCATACAAGACAGTAGCAAATTTCGCTGCTTCTGTGTTTGAGCCATCTTCGATAACCGCAGCCAAGTTGTCGTATTTTTTCAGAACGGTTGCTTGTTCGTCTGTTCCTTTCATAACAAACAAAACAGCACTCCAGTCACGACCAACCAATGGTTGAGCGGCAGCTACACCTGTAGACACATTAACGAACTCACGGATGTTAATTACGTTACTTGCCATAATTTTTCTCCTTATTTTACTTTATGACTCTGGTCGTTACCGCCACACTTTGTGCTAAATCACTCGGTGTTTCAGGTGTTTTAACAAACAAGGTGTGGTTGTTTATGGTTATTTCTTCTTTGAAGTTCATTTGTATTTCAAAATAAACTCGCTCTGTCCAAGTCCCATTTTCTAGGCCAGACAGGTTTCTCATCGTAGAAATATCCTGTATGCCTAACAGCCGACCTTTTTGTCTTACAAAATTATTATAGCGGCCGTTTTGCAAATTGGCAATTATAAACCTAGCTGCATCAAAAGAGTTACCAAGTCCTTTTGCCATTATGTTTACGCAACAAGTGAATGTTCTTAATTCGGTAATAACTTCATTACCGTATCTGTTCACACCCGAACTTGTGCGTATTTGACGCTGTGCTTCCCATAGGTCGTAGTTATCCAACCTAAATGTTAACACAGTCTCTACGTCTGGCATTGGGGCACCGTTTTGGCGTTCCACAATTACCCGATTTGTTGGGTCGTCAGAAAACCCAAAATCCATAGCGTCGTTTCCCATCAACCCTAGGAACATATCTGCTACATACTTCTCAATATCCCTGTATTTAATCATTTACCGCTCCTTAGTCTGGATTTATCTGGTCTTCATCGAACCGTGATAAGATTACTTCATAGTACCCCATTTCCATAGGTGTGCCTTCGTCCCATACAAATGGTTGAACTTTTCTCACATACCAATCTTTCTTATTAAACGTAACGATTACCGATTCCAACTTATTCGATGGCATTGGTATCTTCTTTAACGAATATATTACAATAAATTGGTTTGTTGAATAGTCTGGGAATCCACGTAATTGGGCTTCCTCTGGTTCCAAAGGTTGAATACTTTTCTTGGCCCAAAATGTTTGTGGTATATCTTGGCTTTCGGAGAACCCTGAATCATAAAATGTTTTCCTGATTCTTAGTTTTATCGTTCCACCAGAAATCATACTGTCACCCATAGCGTCTGTAAAAAATGACATTTTGTTCTCCTTATTTTGCCTTTATTGTTTTCCCATCAAGTTTTTCTTTCATCGTCTTTTTGCAAGCAGTGTCTATTTTTTCCTTGGCACCTCTTTCTAATTCGACGGTCGTGCGTATCTTTGGTTTCAATTGTACATAAAAATCCGGTCCGTTATCAACGAACTTCCTCTTAAAAGAAACCTTTACTTTCGTAATCAAATCTACTTCTGCCGTCGCCATTATTTATCCACCCAACTTTCCACAGCCGCCAACATTTCGCCTGTCCAGATTAAAGGCGAGTTTTGGCCTTTAATTGCCTCTGTTACAGGCGAGTTTGGCGGTGTCATATTTCTTATTGCCCTACGCTGGTTCGCCGCCATTTTTGACGCCAAACCTTTCATAAAACTATTTGGCGTTGCCATATATGGTCTCCCTTTACCCACAGCACCAAATAAGCCAGCAGTGCGTTCCTTATTTGCCACAACATCATAAAGGTTTTCGACACCGCCAACACCTACTGTCGTTCCTGTGGCTCTTTTGTCCCATCCTTCTTCCCAGCCTCTACTACGTATTCTGTTTCTTTTTGTTTTGTCGATTTGCTCTTGGTACGTATCGGCATAACTGTATATTTGTTCTAAGTCCCCTGTCGTGCTTTTGATTTGCTGGGATATACGTTTGAACTCTCCGGGATAATTTTCAACAAGTTCATCATACGTTACCTTTTTGCGAACCTCTGGGAGGCTCTTCGGGTTGGATACTAATTTTTTCGCTATGTAATCGGCTATGGCTTTCGAGTTTCTGCCCTTATAACTTATGGTTATCTTGTCGTTCCAGCCGTTCGGACCAAACCCTATGCTTCTCTTTGTATCAGAATATGCAGAGTCAACCCATCTACGAACCGGCAATGGCATACCCCAAGAACTTACACCGCCATAATGATTCACTCTTGCTTTATAAGCAGCACCTTCGTTGTTGCGGATTCCTGCACAAGCAGTCATACCTTCGAGTTCTTTGATTTGTTGCAATAGTTTACCTTGGTCCACGGTTTTTGTTAAAATTTCTTTTTCTAGCCGGGAACCTGCTGGATTTATCTGAATATAATTTCCATACGAGTCAGTAAACATTAGAACCCTGTATTGCTCCCCATAAACGTACGCACGCCACCACGAAGATATGGAGCCATAAGGTTGTACGCCTTTTTGCCATACTCGTTACTGGCGAAGAATTCGTAACTTGGATTAGACTTAAACAAAGTGGATTCCATATAGGAAACGCTCATCTTGCCGACAGTACGGTGTATTACGGGACCTGCCGCAGAATTGCCGTTGATACCGCTTGCCGCAGCCTGTTTGTCATACACCAAGAAGAACATTGTTAAATACAAGAAGATGGTCTTACGCTTCTTTTCTGGAAACAAGCTTTCGTTGTATTTATATGACGCCTCACCCATAGCACGATAAATATCCAAGTCCAAGACGCAATCGTCTAAGTCGTAAGGAATCTTCTGCCATTTGTCTTTATCGGTTCCTGGCTCTGTTGTGTTCTCGTCAACTAAGGACTTCCAGACAGTTGGGTCAAAGTTAACCAAATGAATTACTTCGTCATCCTTGTTATAAACCGTCTCTGCGTCCCAGTTTGGGAAAGGCTGGTATTCCAACCCTGCCTCACGCAAGAAGTACAACTTAAATTCATTTATCGTGATAGGATATTCGTTCATCTTATTATTCCATAACTATTTGTAGTTTATACGTAGGAAGTTTTACAAGGATACGAACTTCCCATACTTCCATTTTTTTGACAGCACCGTGCTCCATTATTCCAGCGGTTATAGAACAAAATCTATTTCCCAGATTTTTTACCTTTAGCATTTTTAACCTCTTTTTTTGGGGCTTCTACAGGTTTTGGTTCTACTGGTTTAATAGTTGCAGGTTCGCCAACTAATTTCTCTTCCTTAAGTGCTTTTAAGCCAGGAAACACCGTAACCAATGTTTCGAACAACCAGCTTGGCATTTCGATAACATCGTCTTTGCTCAAAACAACTTCCTTGCCGTCAGGCATACACAGGTTAACCTTTTGAGATAATGTGTTTTTTACTTTCATCTTGATTCCTCTTTATTAAAAAAGGGGGAGGGCTTTGCACCCGCCCCCGATAGGCTGTAACTCGCTACAATTAAGCGTTGAATTGCAAGTACAACATTTCCTTTGGACGGTTAACGAACACGTCAGAAATACGAGCCCAAGCTGTATTTTGATAGTTAACGCCATCGACCGTAGCACCGTTAACAACGTTGTATCCGAACGGTTGATAAGCACGGATAGAATCGAAGTCACGACGATACAAGACGTATTTGTAAGCACCGTTGTGGAACTTTTCTTCGCAGTATACCAATGGGATAATTTCTGCGTTTGCGTTGCCAGTTACTTGTTTGAAGACATCAGACAAACGTTGGAACATAGTTGTGAACACCGGATATTGTTCGTCAACCGCAGTACCCAATCCCATAAAGTCAGATACAGGCATAACCAATGTGTCTGGTAATGCTGTGTATTCTGTGTGTTTGAAGTATTCAGCGAACACTGTTTGCAAGAACGTTTTGAATTCTGTCGAATTCATCGCAGAAATCTTCTTTGTCAAAACAGCCGTGTTAACTGTAACATCCGCTTGGTTCAACAACGCTTTGTGGTCATCGTCACCCAACAAAACCGCTTTCTGAACAGCTAAATCGTAATCACGTTTACGTGCACGTTCTTTTTCGGTAACCAAATTCCAGATGCCAGATTGCATCGCTTGACGCAATTCGAACATAGAGTAAGAAACCATTTTGTCCAAATTGTGAATCTTCAAAGCGACAGATTCTACTTTTACGCCAACTTGGCCACGACGTGCATTGTCTGTGTCGTTTCCACGTTCCCAAGTAGACAAATCACCATCAACGTTCTGGTATGAACGCAACACAGTGATGAAGTCTGCGAAGCCGCCAGTTGAAGTGTCGAACGGAACAAACTTTGTTGGGTCTACTGTGTAGAACTTTTGTTCGGAAATATTACGTTCCAAAACCGTCAACAAAGTCAAGTCAATATCACCGTAACCAGCTGCGTTCATCAACTCTTGGTTGTGGTCTATGTGTGCCAATTCTGCAGAATTAAACAATTCTTCACGAGTTTTCTGCACACCTTTGTCATTGTATAATTTTACTTCTGCCATTTATTTCTCCTTTAGCATACCAATACTGGGATGAAAGTACCGCCTTCGGTCGCTGCAGTTGCCGCAACAGCGAAGCCCATACGTTGTGCACCAGAAGGTTGTGTTTTTGTTACAGAGCCATCGGTGTCGTTGTAATATACAATGTCGCCAGCGTCGATAGCTTCTTCTGTAACACAATTCAAAGTGCCTTCACGTAACAAGATTGTTACGATGTCACCAGCTTTGATTGCTTCTTTCTTTGGGTTATACAAGATATAACCAACGCATTTGTCTGTAGCAGAACCTTTAACAAATTTTGGTTTACCCGTAGAAGTTGCCAAGATTTTTACCAAATCACCCGCATACAATGTTTCGGTTTCAGAGGCGTCAATCTTAACTTCCATTTGCAAACCGCTCATGCCCCAATCCAACAATTCACCACGAACACGGTGAGGAGCGAACTGGTTCAAGTCTTGTTTGTAAAAATTAGCTTTTACTATTGCCATTTCTTTTTCTCCTTATTTAATAGAAACGTCTGGAACATCAACAACGATTTTCTTGACTTCGCCAGCCAAACCGTTATTTAAGTCCTTTTTGAAATCAGCGTCCGTGTCATTGTCAACCTTTTGGGTCTCTACAGCGTCAGCTGGTTTTACTTCAGGGTTTTCCTGAACTTCATTTGCAGGTGCTGCTGGTTCGTCAGCCGGCTTTGTTTCTGTCGCTGGCTGTTCCAATTTTGCTTTCAGCTCTGCAATCTCAGCGTCTTTGGCAGCAATCGTTTCTTTGCTTGCTTCCAAATCGTTGATTAACTGTTCAATGGTTTTTTCGCCATCCGCAGTGTTGATTAACAAGTCTTTGTCAACCTCCTGCTTAACTTTCTTGAAGAAATTCATTGTTCTGTCCTTTTGGTTATAAAGAACCCCATCTGATACGACATAATCGTCTTCTGAGTTTCTCCATATCTCAGTTCCATTATAGCGGGGATTTTTGACTAGAGCAAGATGTAGCATCTCTCCGCCAACAATCCGCTTTTTGTATTTAACATTGTTTATTGTTAAATCTTCTTCGCTCAAATCAGCCCGATAACCGCACGACACGTACGGTACGTTGCCTTCATTTATTGCGTTTATTGCGTCTTCTTCGAATACCACAAAATCTGCAAAATACGAACCGTCTTCATCTCTACGTACGTCAGCCACGTACCCAACGGCTTTCTTTTTCATATCTTTTGTATCCAATACATCTTGGTGTCCCATCAGGACTGGTTTGCCCTTCAGCGACCACGCAAAATCGTCTAACGCACACTGCGACAAGAAATAAACTCCGTCCGCATATCCTACTGGCCCAGCCATAATAAAGCGTGCCGTATACGTTACGCCAGATGGAATTTCTTCTATTTCTATCTTTGGCGAAGATTTGTTTTCAGATTCAAATAATCCTTTAGCCATCTTCTATCCTTAGTTGTTACCAAATCCTGGTTTGAACACTTGTTTTGCCATTGGGTCTGCAACGAATTTATCTTTGTACGTTACGTTGATACCCAATAAGTCGTATTTATTCACAGCGTCTTGCCATTCTTTGTTTGTTATACGTCCCCACATATTGGCCTCGTTTAAGTTGGCCAACATTAAGGTTTTGCGTTTTTCTTCTTCATAGCGTGTGGCTCTTATTAAAGATTGCCATTCTATGTCGAAATCCAATGTTTTGCCAAGCACTTTTCTGCCTACAATTTCCAGTATCTTTACTGCATTGGCTTCATTTGGTATCCGCACTTCTGCTTCAACCATATCTGCGTATGTCTCACGGTCTGCTTCCCCAGAATTAAATCCTGCTGGTGAAGTTCCGTACAGCTTATTCATTGTAATATGTGCATCGGCAGCCACGTCTACACGTGCGTCTTGTTTTAATTCTGCCAATCCATTAAAATGAATCTGTTTCTGTTCGTAGCCGTCTTCTGAGTCCAGCAATATTCCACCCATATAATTCTTGGTTTCTTCAGCAAAACCTACTCTGCGTGTTATTGCTGCCGTAGCATCAGAATCTTGCATGGCGTCGTTGAACCCATAAAAATGGAACACGTCCATCTTCGCTTCGTCCAACAACTCGAAGATAACGTTTTCGTTCTTGATACTTTTGTTTAATGTACGAACTAATGGCTCCAAAGAACTCATTCCCCAGCCTCGTCCTACTGAACGATATAACGGAGGGAAGTCTTTATTCTTAAATACAATTACACGTGATTTGTGTATTGGGTGTCCGTTCATCATAAATGGCGTATCTGACAACCAATCTACTGGGTTTGTCCCATTTCCATTTAACGCACTACCAGACAACATCCAGTTATCTGTTACCAAAAACTCCAAATCCGTGTCTTTGTTTATATCTTCTAATTTTAATGGGAAGCGTGGATTTCTTCCGTCTAATACAACAATTCCCGCTCCACCATACAATCTACACCAATATAACGCCTGTTGGAACTTTTGCCATATTTCGTTGCGTCTTAAATATATTTCAATCTTGCGTGTTTCTTCTTTGTTGATTTCTTGACGCATATATTCGTCATCGCCTTCTTTCAGGTTTTTATCCTTGGCTAATTGGTCTTTTTCCCATTGTTCACGCTTTTTCGCCTGTTCTTCCAAGAATTGTTCTTGTGTACCTTTTGGGTCGTTCGCTTGTTTCTTTTGGCTATCATCAGCGTTCCAGAAACTCCAAAAGCCCCTTTTCTTCCTTTCTGGTTCTACAACCTTGTTTTCATATCCGTGGATTATTACTCCACCACGAAAGGCATCTCTTACTGGAATTTCAATAATGGATTGTATCCAACCAAATTGTTGATACAAATATGTCAATAACACATAATTTATTGTAATGAAGTCTGTTCTTATCTGCTGTCCCAAACTTCCAATGGCGTTTATTTTATTCACAGGCTGTTTGCCACCAGTTGTACCAAACGGTACAATTCCTGCTGCCAATTGGTTCAAATTATTATCTAATGGTATTTTCTTTTTCTTTTCCATTTGCTAGCCTTTCTTTTGGGTATTATAGTTCCTATTTTAGCTTTTGGCAATATTTCTTTTTTCTTGCTATTTTTGTTCTGTACTATTATTATTTATATGTAAGGGTAGGAAATGGAAGTAAGAGGTCCTTGTCTCATAACATTTCGGAACGGACAACCTTGTCGCATATATGAGGTTGGGACGACTGAAATGACTCCTAAAGGCTACTCCAACACTATGTACTACTTTGATAATTGGGACGATGCGGAAACGTACGTCCGTTATTTATATCAGGTGGCTGGTGTTGCCGACAATCACCGTAAATTACGGTCTAAAAAGATTGCTGCGTGGGAAAAGGCCGAGATACGTGCTTTTTTAGCTACGTTAGATTTATCTGTCCTTGAGGACGCTATTAAGGACTTACATCCATTGGTTGAACGTTCATTTATTCCAAAGAGGTAATATTATGTCTAATATCGAAGAAATTGCTAAAAACATCAAAGACGAAGGCGAAGCCTTATTAGGTTATGTCCCTTTAATAAACGACCCTGATGAAAAGATTCAGGACGCTGTTAAGGAAATCGTTGCCGATGAATTAAATCACTTATTGACATTAACGGCCATTTACGTTAAAATTACTGGTGTGAAACCTGCTAAAGATGGTTTGGCTGAAGTCATCGGTTTTCTGGGTAGGTAGCACTCTTTTCTAAGTTCTTTTTTCGTTCGTTCTCCCCCGGCTTAGGTTGGGGGCTTTTACATATGTTCCTCGAAGTCCCAGTCGGGATACTTAGCCATAAAGAGTTTCTTTTTGATGATATACTCTGGTCGCTTTCTTGTGATGGCCGATTTGACGTCCTCGGCTATTTTATGTCCATCTCGTTCATAGGTAAAGTCAGCCAAGTAATCTATTCCTCGTATCTTTTTGCCATGATAAATGAATCCTTCGAGCAGGTTGAACCTCGCTTGGCACTTGAGGTTGCTTATGATACCAGCAGCCTCCAAATGTCGTAAATTGACATATCTTTGGGCTTCTTTTTTGGAATCAAAGGTTTTTTGTTCGACAACGGTCTTTTCTGCGTGAAACTTGTTATTTTTTGTAACCAAGTGGCTATTTTTCGTTTCAGACCCGTATTTTTTGCAAACGCTTTCACGGAACTCTTTGGCTGTCATTCGTACAAATTCCATTTGACTTACCTTTCATTTTATATAATACTTTATTCGAACCAGGGGGCACCTTGGTGAATTCTTTCAATTAAAACATAATTGGGCTAGCGGCGTTTGCTTAAAGCCCTTTTTTATAAGAATATGCTTCCAACCTTATCGTTGAACCCAATTTCGCAGGCGTCACCCGTACAGTCAATCCATTCGTCCTTCGGGTTCTTATCCGTAGGGTTATATGCAAGGAACTCGGCTCTGGCACCAACAAAGTTAGGGTCAGACTCCCTGAAGTAAACCCTACCGCCTTCCATCCACGTCATAGCACTCTCAGCACGATTTAACTTGTTCTTCTTAGCACCACGCTTTAACGGGACAATAGCCATATCAGGACACTCTCTTCGCATATCCTGAATAAAGCCAATACCAGAAAGGGTCTGTTCCACATAAACACGCCTACATTGAGGGAAGGCAGCCCGACAGTGCTTAAAGAACTCAATACAATACCTCTTAGCATCAGGACTTTCCCATTTGCCAACACGAGACCTTAATAAATATAAATTATTGTCTTTGGCTTTACCCCAACAGGTAAATAGGGATTTATCCCCGTCTGTCGTGAAACCAAAGTCGGTTGTGATGAATATCTTATCAAACTTTTCAGGATTAGCCCTAAACGTCCTAATCCACTCTTCATGGAAATACGAACCATAGTTCTCAACCGGCTTCTGCTGATACATAGCAGCAAACATATACGGATTCTGTTTTTCTAACCTACGTAATTCTTCAATAGGATACCGACTCTCGTAATACGAATTCCCAACCTCGTCTATCGCAGGAACAATAAACCACTCCCATTCATCAGGTTCGTTCTTTTCAACCCACCCAGCAAAATCATTTACGTGGTGCCTCTGCATAATACATATGGTTGGAACAGTCGGCATACGTCTACGAGTCGCTAACTTACGCTGATACGTCTCCGGAGCCTCAATCTGTTCATGAACACTCCTAACAACCTCAGGTGAGTTAATATCGTCCAAAATCAACGCCCCAGTAAAATACTTGTCAGGACTACTCGGGTTCCCAGCGTCCAAACCTAAAATAGCACTCGAAATCGTACCAGCAGTCAATCCGCTTCTTACCCCACCACTTATCAAATGATAGTTCAATACCGACTTGTCCCCAGGGTCCATCTCTTTCCCAAATAACTCTTCCCATTCTGGCATCATCATCAAATTACGACTCTCCCTACTTAACTTCTTAATCAACCTCTCCCCATACGCAATATAACAAAACATACAATGCTTCGACCGAGCAAAACACCACGTAATAAAATACTGTATTAACAATGATTTGCCAAACCCCGGACTAACATTCACCATCAGGTTCCTCTTCTTATTCCTCCCTTCCGCATATTCCTGTAACTTATCGCATAACCTTGCGTGTGCCTGCGTCATATCATAATTAGACCCTTGGGCTATCTTGTGTATCCAAAGTACGTATTCCTTGAAGTCTAATAATAATTTGCGTGCTAATACATATTTTTCTTGCGTTGTCATAATCGTTCCTTTATAATATGTTCGTCAGGCGAAGAAACAGTGGTGCGTCTCAGGCTGAAAAAATATCCTAGTACGACCGGGCCCTAACAAAACGAATTGAATCATCCTGCAACCTCTGCCTCTATCGTATGCGGAGTTTTTTGCGTTGATATGTCAATCACATCCTGTAACCCACCAACAACACCACCAGTCTTTGACGTATTATTTACAGTCACATTATTTACTTGAACCTGTGGTTGCCAGTTGGATTCCTTCTTCGCTGCACTCGCCGCTTTGGTCAACCCTAACAGGAAATTTCCTACTTGAATCAACTCTTTAGTGCTTAATTCGTCTACATTAGCCACACCCTTCTTCGCTAATGCCCTTGCTATCAAATTTATACACCCTGCCACTAATTCTGCCGTAGAATGCCCATCTCTCTCCCCCTGCGTTATCTTCTCCAGTAATAATACTTCCGTCGTATCACTCTGCTGCTTGGCTCTTATCGCCCTTTCTTCCCATTCTGTCTTCCTCGCCAACTTCCCCTCGTCAGTCTGGAAATATGCCCTACATACCGCAGAAGACCGCCTAAATCTCTCCCTGTAAAACGGTCCCTTCTCCGTAATACCACACTCCCCCATCAAATAACCATTAGCCTTACTCCACCCATTCCATTCAAAATCTTCAGGTACTTTTACACCCATCTGTTAACACCTCTTGCTTTATCCCCATTATACCTACCCCCACCACAATTGTCAACACAGGAACACTATGTCCTATACCCCCACCCATGGATGTCGGGCTAACTAACTTTATAAATCATTTACCCCCCTTTTTTTTCGGGTTTTCCCTGTATTGCGTTGCTTTTGTTGCTATACTTATAGCAAGCGGTTGCAAGGTTGCAATCGTATAACTTTAACCAAAGGAAAACAAAAATGAAAATCGCAAAGAAAAATATAAACTTTATTCCAAAGACAAGCAACAAGTATATATATAACAAAGTATATACAAGTTATAAAGACTTGGAAAAAGATATACAAAGTATAAAAAATAATATCAAGATTGAAAATGATAATAAAGATATTGCGGAAAGTGTAAAGCAAAGCAATAACAAAATTATCGCAAGACTTGATAAAATCTTGGAAAATCACAAAGATAGTTTATTGGTATATGTCGTTGCCAATATTGTGAAAATGTATATCGACAATACCAATACAATGTATTGCGATTCGGTATATTGTGAAAGTGTTGCCAAGAGATTCGGTCTGGATATGGACACGATTAAAATCATTGGTCAATATGGCGATGATATACCTAGCGATGATATTAAAAATATCGTTGCGTTATGCAATAAAAAATAAGAAAAGCCCGAAAGGGCTTTTTTTATTGCCAAGAAAAAGCAATAAGGAAAAAATAAAGAGGAAAAACAAATGATAATAAATTATGATTATGGATATTGGAGAGAAGGGGAGAGTAAATATGGAAAAACAAATCAAATTGAAACAAATGGTATAAATGTATGGGCATTGGCAAAGGATATTATCCGTATAAAAAAGAATAGATTGTCCCGTATTGACCGTATGAAAGACGATATATCAAAAAGAGCAAAGAGTAAACACAGATATACAAAAACAAACACAAAACCGCATTGTTGGCAACCATCGGCACAGTATAGAGAGTTTAGAAAACTGTTGAGAGAAGAAACCAGACAAAACCAGGAAATAGCAGAATTTAACAGAGTGGCAAGAGCAATCAGTGGCATAATTGGAAAATAGCCCAGAGTATATTGAAAAACATATACTACGGGCTACGAGCCACTACACGCATACGAGCATAAGGAAAAAAATAAAGTAAAAACAATAGTTTATTTATGATAGTAAACAATTATTATCATAAGTAAATAGATATTTACTTACGGACTAGGACGAACCTAGGAATAAAACCAAAGGTATTTAATATGATAAATACAAAGGAACGAATAGTATTTGCAACCAGGCAGGTTGACAACAACAAATACTACAAAGTAAGCATATACCACAATCAAGGAATATGGTTTGTATCTTGGTATGAATATACAAAGAAAGGCATATTTGAGTGCGTGGACGATATATGTTGTGCAAAAAACAGGACAATGAGAACGTATGCGAAAAGATTTAGCAAAAACGACTTATTGAAACTGAACTCATTGGTTGAGATGAAAATAGAAACTTACTACGGGCATTGGCTACGGCAAGACTACGGAAAATTGACCAATGAAATATTACAAGATATATCACAAGAAATAGGAGTTTAATATGAATAAACAACTAATGACTGAAAAACTTATTGCGGTAGCAAATAGGTGGGATTCCAAAAGTGCAATGGCGAGTGCGAAATCATTTGACTTTGCATTATACAGACATAAACAACTGATTGGAGACAACGACAGGTATCCAGACGACAAAACAATGTTTGATTGTGTGTCTTTGTTGGTGGAAGAATCGGTTGCATTGAGAAAAAATGGCTACGATGAACCAGCGAGTGAAATGATACGATGTGCGTATGATTCGCCAACATGGACAGATGTTCTTGAAGTAATGGATATTGAAAATACAACATTGGGAGAGATAAGGGAGTCAATGAAGAACGAGAAATATACATTGGCTGGACTGATGGCAGAAATATTACTACAGCGTGAAGAAAAAAGTCATGTGTCGGACGCATTGGCTACGTCAATATTCTTGGAAAGATTAAAAGACTACCAAGAAAGCGAAAAACACAATGACGAAGTGTTGTGGTATTTAACATTTGGTGGAAGATTGGGAAAAGTATTGTATAGCGGAGAGAAACAATGGGCACAATACCATTTGAAAAACGGAGATATACAATGGGACGATGTCTTGCATATGTATGTGGCAACACGAGTGATAGACAATGAGGGTTGCACAGAATTGAAAAGACATAGAGCAAAAATCGCAGCAATCGGGAGCGGTTGGAGCAACGAGTGGATAAGTAAGATTGAATCTTATTTGGACGGTGGTTGCGACTGCACAATGGTCATTGACAGAAACTTTGAGATAGCATATGAACCACAATATCATGAAAATGCGTCGTTGGAAGGAGATTTTGTGGACGCACGTTCGTGTATGAGCGGAAAAGGAAAACAAGCACAGTCTTTCTACGGTGGAATTATTGGCTGTTCTGTGGCACGATTTGAGAACGCAGACGGACAACAAGTAGGACGGTGTTTGATATACGAATATAATGGAATAAGACATTTTATGCGTATATATGCTAAACCAGAATATCAAAATGTAGCACTGCGACTGTTGAAACAGGAAATGAGAGAAAATGATATTCGTGGACGTTCTAATTACATTGAAGGCTTGAAACTTGAAACTACGTGGGACGAAAACACACGAACAATGTATTTGGACGGCAGTAAATACGGAGTAAAAATGGACGATGGGAAACTTTACGTAGTAGCAAGTGATATGTATGGAGACATTGACTGTGATATGAAAACCACAGGCGATGATAGGGTATACGATTACATGCATATTATGTTATGTGAACATTGTGGAAAACTGTTTATCCGTAGAAATGGTGTATCAACACAAGATTTACATAGATACTGTTGCCAAGAGTGTGCAATGCAAGAAGGTTATATGAAATGTGAATGCTGTGGAGACTGGGTGAAATGCGAAAATATGATACACACAGAAGACGAACATTGGTTCTGTGGTTCGTATTGTGCATCACGTATGGATTACGTGCAGTGCAACCAGTGTAATAAATGGCACGGGAAATATAGCCCAACAACAATCTTGACACTTGAAGGAAAATACTATTGTAGCGAAGACTGTGTGGTAGAACACGGAGCAGCAATAGATAGCGTGACAGGAAAGTGGACTGATTACTATGGAACAACGGCAGGTGGAAAACACTTCGCATTATCACACTTCTTTGAGGAAACAAAGAAAGGTGCCAAATTGAGAAGAAGATTCAAGATTAAACTTGCTATGAATAGACACTATAAAAATAAAGGACAACAAAATGAAACAAATAACAACTAACTTTACAGAATACGCAAGTATTTTGGAAGCAGAAGTAGTCACAATACACACATTGGTTGGCTATTTTAAGAAAGAACAGATGGACTATGACGAATACGGCAATATATTTATTGGTTTTAGAAAAGAAACCAGGGGATTACCGATTCTAGTAGCACATTTGGATAATGTATTGCACGGAGAAAGAACACCAGTTTGGAGTCTGAACGGACGAAGACTGATGGGAAAGACCGCAGGAATAGGATTCGACGATAAAGCAGGTATAATTGCTATTATCCAGTTATGGAGAGCATTTAGACAGCAACAATTTAGAATCATATTCACAACAGACGAAGAGGTTGGTGGTGTTGGTGCAAAAGCGATGGATAAACAACGCATAAAAGACGCTGCGTGGATTCTTGAATTGGATAGGAAAAATGGAAATAACTTTATCCAAACGAGTGGTTGCACAAGATTGTGTAGCGACGCATTTGCACAAAAGTTTATTGAACTAGGATTCAAGAAAGAACAGGGCACATTTACAGACGTGAACGTGTTTAAGGAATACGCAGAAAACGTAAATATGGCGAATTTAAGTATTGGATACTACAACCCACATACAGATAGCGAATATTTGGATACAGTGGAGTTTGATAACATTATCAACAAAGTTGCAGGGTTTATCCAAGCAAAATTCACATTTGAAGACGATAAGAAAGATACATACACATCTTCATACAACAGAAACCCAAACTGGCTGTGGGGCGACGACGGCTATTCAAGACAACCCGCAAGATGGAATAATTGTTGGTGTTGCGGGAAAGATACATTGAATAGACCAGAACCAAACGGAGAAGTCTTTTGTAGTAAAGAGTGTAAAGATGAATACGAGGATATTATGAAGGATAACGAAGATGTCATTAAAAGATAAAATACGTGCGTGGTATATCCGTAAACTAAAAAAGGCAGTCAGTAGATTTGATAACTACTTGATTATACTAAAAGTTTACGATTACCTGTGCACAACAGAAGATTTGCCGGAACAGGCAAATAAAACCGCAAAGAATATGCTACTTGAACAAATAAATCGAGTGGCAATTCGGAGCATAATTGAACCAAGTAAAACTATGGAGTAGTAAAATGAGTAAGTTGGAAGACTTCCCACATTTGCAAGAATACTTCGTGACATACAGACAGAAAAACGGAATACCAGAACACGAAAACTGTTTTCCAAATCTGTTGATATGGTTTAGAGAAGTAACCGACAACGACGATGAAATGGCTATAAACCTGCTACAAATGGACGAGGACGAGGCTGAGGACTTTTGTTCGTGGGGACATAATAGCAGATGGGCATACGTTGGAGCAAACGCATTCGCATCACTGATGGAGTGCTACCCAGAGTATATGAAAAACACACTTATACAACTGGCAGAATGCTACGGCGACCCAGATATTGAAGCAAAATATTTTAGCAAAAAGGATAAAAAATGACAAGTCCACAATTAACTAGTGATTTAGAAACAAAAGTTAAGGGTGTTATAGAAGAGATTGTTAACAGTCACTACGCAAGCGAAGACATCTTTGACGAAATCTGTAATAAAATAGACACTTGGGCAGAAACAAAAGGCTACCAAGCGTATATACGAATCTACTGGAACAACGAAAGCGATTTCGACCAGTATTTAGACGATATGTGCGAAATAATGGACATGTATAATATAAAAGCATACTGCAACTACCCGTGTGCAGAATACGAATGTTGCGTTACGGTTATGTTATACAAACATCGTAGGATTATACACAATGTTAAAAAACAGAGTTAGTGTAACAGAGTTGAACAAACGCTATCACACGAAAAACTTTTTCCTTACGGATTTTCTTAACGGACACTACAAGTGTGCAGCGATTAACAAAAGAGACTGTTGCAAGAGACTTGAAGGGATACTGTGTAGGAACTACTCGGTATGGGAAAGAGACGAAGCATTGTATATATTAAACAAAAAGGACAAAAAATGAACAACGAAAACTTTAATACCGAAATGGACAGAAAAATATACGAAGAAACGGGTTATAAAACCTTTACTACCTTCGCATTAGATTTCGAGATTGCTGACGGGTTTGGGGAGAAAGCAATACGAGATACATATAAAGCCAGCCAATACTGGATTAGCGACTACAAATACTGGACGGAGTTAGTCTTGATATTGAACTGGAATATATGGAAACATCAACACGACCCGTTAGGGTTGGTGTATAATGAACTGTGGATGGACGCAGAACGACAGTTTGACGAACACTACTGCGAAAATACTGGCGATAGTGACGACGTTAAACAGAAGAAAGCGGAAGCCCGCACATACTACTATCAAACTTTAGACTAAAGGAGTGAAATATGGGTTTAGATATGTATTTGAAGAAAAGTGAATACGTTAGCACTTGGACTAGTGACCCAGAACGGAAAACATTTATGGACGCTACGGGCGTTGAAGTAATCGTTAAACGTAGATTCGGAAAACGAAAAGTGCTGACGGACACATTTAAGGTTGACAATGGCTCGTCGGGCGTAGAAATAAAACTACCTATTGCATATTGGCGAAAAGCAAACGCAATACACAATTGGTTTGTCCAGAACTATGCTGACGGTGTTGACGATTGTAAACCAATTATGGTTACTATGGAAGACTTGGTTAAACTACGACAGATATGTAAAGAGATACTGGAAGACCATAGTAAAGCAAAGAAACTGTTGCCTACGCAAGGCGGATTCTTCTTTGGCTCGACAGATTACGACGAGTGGTATTACAAGGACTTGGAGTATACTGTTGACGCATTAAAGAACCTGGATAAAGGCGACTACGAATACAAAGCGAGTTGGTAATGAGCAAAATAAAAGACGACGTAACTTTATATAAAGACGGGAATACCTACACTGTTTTGATAAATGGGTGGGTATTTCTGCAGGAACTCTTCATTGGCTACGATAGTCAAGAAGAAATAGTTGAAATCATAACCCAGAGGCTTGCAAAGCACTTTGGTGTTAAACCAGAAGAAGTATGGAGTAAATAATGGAAAATTTACAAGAAGCATTAAATAAAGTTTGTTACGAAGACTCTAGCGAGTTTAACGAACAACAACTACTGAATGAAGTAAAAAAACTTATGCGACCATGCTACCACATTGAGTGTTGGGACTGTGACGAATATAGCACAAGCCTAACCGCAAATGTTGTGGACTGGATAGCAGATAAGGTAAAAGAAGGCTACAACAATATACAATACGCAGAGTGGTGCACCGAATCTTGCGATGCGTATTTCTGTTTTGTGGCAGTAACAAAGGAGTAAACAATGAAAAAGAACGACACGGAAATCCTAAATGAGATTATAACAATAATCAACTCGCCTGGATTTGACGAAAACATAATGTATGACATTTGCGAACTTTTGAAAAAATACGGAAAAATAAAGGATTAAAATGAGCAAGAAATACACAATAACAGATTTACAAGGCACGGGTTGGTGGGCGGACACATTTGCCAAACCTTTGAGCAAGGCAAAGATTCGCAACAGATTCAAGGGCTATCCTGAATACGGCGACCTTGTAAAAAATGAACATATAACAAACAAAGATTTTACGTTAGATTTTATACAAGAAATCTGGGACTGTGAAATCAACTTAGCAAAACAAGAAAACAAAAAGGATTAAAGATGAAAATATATATTGTTTATCGTTATGAAAGCGATTGCGATAGCGATGTTTTTTGTGTATGCAAAACAAAAGATTTAGCACAAAAATATGTCGAAGCTTTACAAAAAGATGGGTGGCAATCAGCCTGCTACGAAATGTGGCACGTTGATACAGAATATAATTATTCACAAATAAAGGATTAAAGATGAAAATACATTTGTATAAAGTATTAGATATGAGCGACTACGAAAACTGTGATGACCTGGAAAAGACACAGGTTATGACAGAAAAAGATTTACGCAAAGAGTTTTTGTGGGCGTATAACAACGACAAAATACCGCATGAGCTGATTGACGACTACAAATCAAACCCAGATTATTCCAAAGAAAATTGGAACGACATGGGCAACTTGCGTGTCGGCACAATGATAGATATGATGAACGACATTGGCAACTATGAGTGCGGCGAAGGTTATTACATATTGGAAACAGAAATAGAATTATAAAGGACTAAAAGATGAAAAAGAACGAATTAGAACCACTGAATATTGGGTTTACGATTGAAGCCCAAACATCAAAAGGAAAATTCTACGGATATGTTGCAGAACACCCAGAAGAACCAGGGTTGCCATATTATTCGGAAGAACCAGCCGACGCAATTATATTTGAAACAATGCAAGACGCACAGAATTGGATTGACGCAAATAGCGAAGGCACAGACTTTAACTTTATTATCATAAACAAAAAGGACTAAAAATGGAAAAACAAGTAAAAACACACATTATAGAACAAAGAGAATCGGACGGCATGTGCTTTCCAGTTACAAAAATTTACGTGGTAAGACAATGGCAACCTGACGAAAATTATATGGGAACCGCTGTTTGTGCATTTACCAATTACGCCGATGCCGTAAAAGAAATGAAAAAGCTCAACAAAGAGTATTCATACGGCGTTAAATGGTATAAAGGCGAAAAGTATGAAAACTGTGATGTAGACGAAGATGATTACGATTATCATTATTACGACGTTGACAGTTTAACATTAAACAAAGGGAATTAAAGATGAATAGACGATATGTTATAGAGTTTTACGCATTGTCAAAATTCAATAACGAATACTACTTGGGTAGGCTTTTCTGTGATACAGAAGAAGAAGTGGATAAGTTGATTGAACTAGGCAAACAAACGAACGCAGAACACTTACGTGATAGCGATAATTTGCGAGTGTACGTAAAGAGTGATGGTTTAGGGGTAATAGATACTTTTACTTTTGAACCACAAGAATTAAACAAAAAGGATTGAAAATGAAGAAACTTTTAACAGCAATAGTAATCGCAACTAGTTGTGCAAATGCAAATGCGATGTCGAGCATTAGAAATAACACAGCAAGAGTATACAACAACGGCTACCAAATCGGATACCACGCAGGGAAACAACATGCGTATGATAAAGTAACACGAACAGTAGCCATTGTTGGTGTAGCGGTTGTTGCGAGTGTATTCATATACCAGTTAGGCAAAGAAAGCCGCTGGGGAGCAAACGAAAACGGAATAACATATAAATTCTAACAAAAGGACTAGAAAATGAAACTGATAACAGTAAAAGACTTAAAGGAAACCTTACGTGGATTACCAGACGACGCAATCGTGTGTTGCCAGAGTGACAGCGAAGGAAACGAAACCTCTACGTGCTTGGGCATATTTGTCGAAGAAGTAGGCAAACCTATGAGTTATAAATACGGGGACGGAAAAGTTTTTAACTACATCCAAGGCGATAATATCATAGGAATAGACGTGAACCAAGATAAAGGCAAGATTGTCGTTATCTTACAACCAAGTTTATAAAGGATACACTATGAAAATATACTACATTTGTTGGGGCGAGGTTGTTAAGGGCGACACACTCCCTGTGCTACGATACGGTGTGTGGTTTTCAAAAGCCAACGCCGTAAAGAAAATGAACGGGCTGAATGCAGACCTAGAAAAGATACGTGCCAAAATGCACGACAATAGGGATACGTGTTCGTACTTTGTAAAGGAACTGGACGTAAACGACGCACCGAATTTTGATGAGTGGTTGGATACTCTGAACTATTGGGACGACGATGTTAGGGAAGCCTCGGAACGTCAAGACGCAGAACCTCGCTACAACGACTATAATAAAGTCATTGACGAGATTTACAACTTAAAAATAGGGGAATAATATGAAAGGTGCTATACCATTTGATAAAAAAGTAGAAATCGTTTTACAAAAGGGATTTACACGTAAAGAAATCGACATTGTACACACGTGGTACGATATTGAATCGTGCGACGAAGACATATCTACAGAACGACTGATGGCTATGACGGGCGATGTGTGCAACGTTGATGACGACGTAGTTGCGTCCGCTATGTGTAAATTCCAAGAGAAATACGATAGATTGTTTAAGGATTAAATGGCGATTACAAATGTAACCAAAGAGGATACACAATGGATAATCAAATATTCTTGAACAAGACGTTCGCAGAAATCTATGCCACTACACCCGACTATATGCGTGGTGTCGTTTGCACAGAATACAATGCGTTATTCTTGTCTACCATAGACTACTGTGGCAAACCTACCGGTATTGTCGCTGTGTGGGACGGCAAAACAGATACGCACTGCCTTGTGCTTATAAACGAATTCGGAATTATTTTATAATTTTATCTCTTTTGACTTGACATTAGAGATTTTTTATAGAATAATGTAGATAAATCATTGCTAATAAAAGGTTTTTTATGTATTGTGAAATACTTTCTGTGACAGAAAAATGGACTCTGTGGGGTATAAAGTCTAGGAAAAATTGGGCTGACACACTTTCTACAGGGCTCGACGGGCTATACGATGTCGCTGCTATTGGCGACTTGGTATTACTAACTACTACCGATAAAGGTGGGTATTTAGAAATCACTGGCTTTGACCAGAATAACCGAAAGGTTGAGTTTGTTGAAAAAGACAATGTTGACCTTTCATAACTACAAAACAAAAGGAAAAAATTATGACAAAAAAAGATGTAAAAGAAGCTTTTGAACAATTTATGACTTTGGATGAAGACGAACGTTTGTTTGAATTCGAAAAAATGACGTCCGCTATCGTTTGTATAAAAGGTATTCGTGACGACATTATTAAACTTGGGCAGAAAAAGTTTGATAAAGAAGTTTTTAGTACGGAGAGCGGAAGAATATTGGCTACAAATCTGGTTGCATTCGGAAGAATGGTAAAAGGTTTGAAAGAAAAATACGACGAGCCAGAAGAAAAACCAACAAATTCCAAAATTGTCATCGTGTGCTCTGACGCAAAAGAATTGCTGAAAGCATTGGGCGGAAAGAAAAAGAAAATGAAAAAGGACAAATAATGGAAAAAACACCAGAGTCGTTACGTGAAGCATTTAATGACGGTATGGCTGATTCTTTAGTGGAAAACTTTAACACGCTACCACGAACAGAACAAAAAGCGATATTGTTAAAAATGGCTTTCGTTGACCAATGTCATAAAAAGATAAACGAAATTACACAGGACGAGAACCTGGACGCACAAGAAACGGCTGTGCGTGTGTTGCACCATATTGACACACTGGCTTCGTTGTATGCGTCCATTGACGAGTTGTGTGAAATTGAAAAAAGAAAAAAGGGTAAAAATGGAAAATAAAGAATACTTTGACGGGTTTAGAAAAGAAGTTGAAGAAAAATTGGATGCTTTTTTGGCTAGACCAAAAGAAGAACAAATTCACGAAATGATGCTTGCTACACACAGTGTGACATCATACAGGTTTATTGTCGATAGGTACAGAGATATTATGTTGAAAATGTACGACAATAAAGACATAACTGGGGTGGCTCGTTATATGAGTGACCCTTTGCACAAGGCAATTGCATCCACTGTTGAAACGTGGGTCGAATTGTCAAAATACCTGAACGAAAACAAAAACGAAACAAAAAAGGACGAATAATGGCAGACTTACATACATACAAATACATTAACTACGCATTGGCACCGTCGGGCTTGTACGTCGGGTGGACGTTTTATGAAAACGGAATCTATTACGCATCGCACAGAACCCTAGACGGAGTTATTCAAGGGGTAAAACACCAATTATACTTGGCTAAGAAAGTATCTTACCGTGGTTATTCTGTGGCTATGTCAGCGACACCCAAAGAACAAGTGCCAATCGAGAAAATGAAACAGGCTTTCTTAACTCGTGCATACTGGGGAAAGAAAACTGTCGAAAAATTAACACCAGAACAAATTGCATACAATAAAAAAATCGGTTTGTTTGACAAGAAAGAACCAGAAAAAACCGAAGAACCAAAAGTCGAATACGATTACTACGATTACCAAATCGAAGATGGCAAATTGGTTGTATTTGGTTGCAAAAAGGTTGCGGAATACGCAATTAAACTGGATGGTATAACTGCGAAAGATACACAACCTGCTGACGAACCTAAAGGAACGTTACATTTACCAATGGAGGACTAAATGTTTAGATTACACAGATGGACATGGGAAGAAGACATTATTGTCTGCACATACGCAGTTGAACGCAAAACGGATATGAAAAATGTCCACAGATTGGCTCTGTATTTGAACCTAACTGAAGGTCAAGTACAATACCGCTTAAGCGATTTTGTGAATTTACACAAGGGAGTGGCAGACCGCCATTACTCAAAACAAGAACGCAAAGTGTATCGGTTTGTGACACGTAACAATATGGTTATGGTGCACGCAATAAGAAAAGGACTGTAAAATGAAACGACTGCTTGATATACAACAAAAGTTGAAGGCACCTAAAAATTCAGACAATAAATTTGGTGGCTACAAATACCGCTCGGCAGAACAGATTCTCCAGGCAGTTAAACCGCTATTGGAAGAAAGAAACCTGGTTTTGCTGTTGTCGGATAGACCAGAACAGATTGGCGACCGTATCTATATTCATGCAGTAGCCTGCTTAAAAGACGCAGACGACGGACACGATGTTGCCACGGTTAGTGCGTACGCCCGTGAAGACGAGAATCTAAAGGGCATGACCCAAGCACAGATTACAGGTGCGTGTTCGTCATACGCACGCAAGTATGCTTTGAATGGTTTGTTCGCTATCGACAATACAGACGACCCAGATGTTATCAACGACGGCGATATTACAATGATAACTAAGGCCCAAATAAAACTGTTGAATGACCTGGAAACCGACTGGGAAAAAGCTCTGCAATACCTTGAGGTTGAATCTGTCGACCAAATTACAGAACAACAGGCGGATGCTATGATTAAAGCAAAATTAAAACAAAAGGGTAAAAATGCCTAATTATTGTTGGAAAGTACAGCAGGGTACACCCGAGTGGGATGCCCTGCGGTTAGGTAAATTTACGGCCAGTTCGTTCCATACGTTCTTGGGCAACTCGCAGACTAAAAAAGATATGCTGTGGGAAGTTATTGCCGAACGTATGTTTAAGGACTCAGACAAAGAGAATTATTCCTCGTTCGCTATGGAACGGGGAAAGATTCTTGAGTCCGAAGCCCGTAGATTGTACCAAGCAGAAAACGAAATTATGGTCAAAGAGTGCGGATTCGTTGAAATGGACGCACCATACGACCATTTTGTTGGTTGCAGTCCAGACGGACTGGTTGGAGACGACGGCGGAATTGAAATCAAATCCCCATTGGCCAAGAACTTTTTACAGTGGACTAAGGTGGACGAAAACGGCAACAGGACGGTCGAATATATAAAACCCGAATACTACACACAGGTGCAGTTTAATTTGCTGGTTACTGGCAGAAAATGGTGGGATTTTATGTATTATCATCCCCGGGGTGGATTGGCTGTAAAACGATACGAACCCGACGAAGAGTACCAAAAAAAGATTATAAATGCCTTGAACGAATGTATCAGATTTGTTATATTGGAAACAGGCGAAAGCAACTATTTAGAACAAAAGGATGAACAATGCCTACAAATACAAAATACAACGACACAAACAGCGGAGCCCTCTTCAAAAAAGAAGAAAGAGCCAGCGAAAAAAGCCCAGAATACGAAGGCAGATTAAACGTCAACGGTAAAGAATACCGTATCGTAGCCTGGATAAAAACATCTGCAAAAACCGGTAAAAAGTTCTTTTCGCTTTCTGTGTCCGACCCTAAGGGTAAAGTTATTCCCGAAGGACGTGCACCAGAGTTCCCAAAACCAGAACTGCCAAAGATAGATGTCTCGTCTGTACCGGATTCGATTCCGTTCTAGATAAGTGCCTGTTATTAGGCACTTTTTACTAGATTGAATGTCGTAAAATGACACGGAAAAAGGAAAGGAAATGAGAAAGAAAAAATTAAAATCATTTGATTTTGCTTTTGCAAAAATGATGCAGGAAAAAATGGGCGTAAGGTTCGTAGATGAAAACGGCAACCCAATAGAATTTGAAGAAAAAAAGGAAAGGAAATGAGAACCAAAAGGTTGGCTACAACGGATGAAGACAAAATTTTTGACAAATGCGACAAATTGTACCCCAAACTTGCGTATGGGAGACCTTGTGCCGTGTGTTTGTCCAAATGGAAAATAACCCCTGCCACAGAAATGCACCACATCGAACCAAGAGTGCATAGGTTGTTAAGATTCCATTATCTGAACCTGTTGCCAGTATGCCACGAATGTCACGTCAAGATAACCAATAAAGAACTTGACGAACCAATAACAAGTGCACACCGTGAATGGTTGCACAAAATGACCCTAAAGGATTTTAAGGGTTACTGTATTGCTCACGGCATAACCAAAGCGGAATATTACCAGGCTAGGTATGACGAACTGAAACGTTTATGCCTGTAACCAAAAAGGAACAAACTATGGAAAAAGAAACAAGAAAAGAAAACCGAAAAGAAAACAGAAAAGAAAGAACCAAAGAAAAGAATAAAGAAAAGATAAAAGAAAAGAAAAAAGAAACCCCCTCTACCGTAAATAATAAATTATTTACTAGCCCCCCAGGGGGCAAAACAGTCGACGACCAGTTTGAAGAGTTGTGGAAAGTATACGAGCCTTATGCCATACCTAAGGGTCCAAAGAAAAAAGCAAAGGAAAAATTTCTTAGGTTGATTAAAAACAAAGAACCGTTCGAAGAAATAATGCTCGGGACTAGGAGATATATCGCAGATTGTCACAATAACCAGAGATATACCAAGAACGTAGTAACTTTCTTGAACCAAGAATACTGGAAAGATTTTTTACTTGGTTCAAACTTTAAGAACCCAGACCCAATGCCAGAGAGTATTTACATTAGGTTCGAAACCAAAGAACAAATGGAAACACAACTTAAACCATATTTTTCCACTTGGTTCAAACAAAATGAATACTTTCGCACTAAACTTTTCGCTATTCGAGCTGAAGAAAATAAACCTGTATATTGGGACCAGGATAAAATTGTGCTTAAAATGGCCCAAGATTTAGCGAAAGAGATTTTTGGGTATAAGGATACCACCGAGATTAAAAACTCGCCTGTAGACCCGAAATTTTGGTGCCAGAATCGATTTCTAATCAACCCGTCGTATGAAAAATCAAAATTTATTGTCGTTGGGTATTATCTTGGGTGTTTGCAGGCAGATTACGATATGGTTAATGGCGATAAATAAAATACTTGCAAAATTAAAAAACTGTGTTATGGTGGTTCGCAAGAAAGGGAGTTAGCGATGTCGCAATACTACATAATTCACGACTTTGACCCGGGCTTAAAAGCCAAGTATGGTTCCAAGAATGTGCCAGAGTCGGAATTGAAAATGTGGAACGAACGGGGGTTTGGAATACATTATACCCCGAACGATTTCGACGGGAACAGGTGTGCGGCAAACTTAAAACGCATAAATTTTTGGATTGCGGACATAGACGACGGAACCAAAGACGAGCAGATGTCCAAGATTCGCAGGTTACCCATATTTCCCAGTCGCATAGTTGAAACCAAACGGGGTTATCACTGTTACTGGTTGGCGAAGGACGCAACCCCAGAGAATTACAGAAAGATTGAAGAAGGCATAATAAAATTACTCGGAGCGGACCCACAGTGCAAAGATGTGTGTCATACCTTAAGGGCTCCGGGTTATTTTCATTTGAAAGACCCCAAAGACCCGTTTTATGTCCACACCGTGTTTGATAACTGTTATCTTGCATGGACAGAAAAGCAGATGTTGATGGCTTTTGTGCGACCCGAAAGGGACAAGCGGCAATATGTCGGGCCACCGCCATCAGCAGACGTGGCAGAACTAATCGACCCTGTGAACTGGGAAAGGTTTTACCACGTGAGCAGGATTGGGCCAGGGAACAGAAATGCAGAACTGGCCCGAATTACTATGTGGCTTAGGGATGCAGGTTGTGATTTTTACAACGCAACCAAAACGATTGAGCAAATCAACGCATCGCTAAAAGAATCATTGCCACAGCGAGAAATTAGCAATATGCTTAATTACCACTACAAAAGGAAAGGAGTATAAAATGTCGTTTATGGACACGTATTGGGAAAGAAATAGAATTGTAGGCAAGTTTGGGGTTCCATACCTAGACCAAGAATTATTAGGGATTTCGTGTTCGGATTTGGTTGTGATTGGTGCCCGTTCGGGTGCAGGTAAATCAACCTTAGGTAGAATTATTTATGAAAACAACGACAAATTGACCACGGCATTGTTTTCACTCGAGAACTTTGAAGGCGATGTCAAGGCGGAATACATCCGCAAAGAATACAACAAGGTTATGAACACAGGTTACACCACAAGAGAGTGGCAAACTGGCGAAATCCAGCCTGTGCGAAAGGTGTTTGAAGCCCTGGAAAAAGATGTTGAACAGGAATATGTTTCTGATAATATTTTTGGCCGCAAAACACCAGACGGGAATCCGTGGACGGTTGATACATTAAGGCAAGAAATGATACGTTGTGTCACGTCTGAAGGCATAAATCTGATTATTTTGGACCACTTGGATTATTTGGACCGAGATAACCCAAATGAAAGTGATATATCGCACGTGACCGAGTTAATGAAAATGATTCGTGATGTCCAAGAATCGGCACCAAATGGGTGCGGTGTGGTTGCGTTTTCACATTTGCGTAAACCCTTGGGCAAAGTAGACGAACTGATAATACCAAACGAAAACGAATTCATTGGTTCGAGCAATAAAATCAAACAGGCAACACAGGTTGTTATGTTTGCACCAGACAATAAGCCCAATATGGGTCGTGGTTATGGGACCTGGTGTTGTATAAGGAAAAATCGTGCAGGCGGAATAAAAAATAAGGCCGCCCTGCTGTATTTTGACCCAGTAACCGCAACCTATGCCCCGGATTATGACCTGTATAATATCAACTATGCAGGCACAAAAGCCGAAAAAGACCAAGATTCTATGCCGGTATCAAGTTTTGAATAATTTACTTGACATTGTGTTAAGAATAGTTAATAATTGCAAACGAAACGAGTTTTTGCTTACCAAACAATGCTTGTTTTAGACCCTGTGGCGTCCTTATCTTTTTGCTGAATTCCAATGTCACAGTGTTTATGTTTCGTCATAATTGTGGTAACCGTAGCCATAGTCAAAAAAATTTATACGGTTGGGACTTAGAAGAACTCCACTTCGACCAAGGCTGTCCCCTCGCAGTCAAAGGTGCTATGCTAGTCCCGTAAAAAGCCATAGTGTAAAATAGCACCAGAGGTGTTTTATGGCCCGCTGAAGAATCCTTCCTCAAAATTTCTCCCTCGGGCCTCCAAGTTTTAAGACTGACGGATGTACATGTTCGTTCTTAACCTCGTTTCGATTCCGTCGGTCACCAGTTTAGGCCCGGGGATTTGTGATGACATCTAATCTCACTTCCTTTTCAATTCACCCCGGGCACCAAGTTTGGAGTGGTTGCTGTATCCAAATCATTCTCTCTCTGGCCACTCCAATCGTTTTACCAGTAACGCACAACTGGTCCCATACCTCTGGGTCAAGAGCGAACCAAAGGGACAAAAAAATGACAACAACAGAATGGAAACCTATTGAGTATATTAAAACACAGGAAGACTTGGATAATTATATCGAAGCCTATATAGAATCTTTCAAAAACGATTTAGATATTGCCTTGGCTGCCTTAAAGGAAATTGCGGTGCAGGTGCCACAATCTGGTCAAGCACGTCTTATGCGTAAAGCGGCAAGAGAAGCCTATGTAAAAATCGTGGGGGAATTAAAAAATGACTAATGCGGCAAAGGAATTGAATGAGTGGCGGTTGGCTAAAATGCTTGGTATGATTGAAATCTTGGCATCGCAAAAGGTATTAACAACCTCGACAAAAGAAAGCCTGTTGAACGAGTTAACGAATATTGAAATATACATTCATAACTTGGAATGCGAAATGAAGGATAAGGTTGTAATACCTGGATAGTTTCGTTGTGTGATGCGACCTCACCCAAGAGTGCAGGTAGGGGCTCATAACCCAGACCCTTCGCACGTGGCTAGGTTGGGCCTGTTTGCTCGGGAGGACAGGATAAGACACAAGGGGGCGTACGATAGATAGGGTTAGTCCGAAAGATTAGCAAACTAATATCCCCGAATGTCAAAGTATGGAACTAACACAACACTTGGCTGAGCACCCCAAGGATAAAAAAAGGCTCTCGAGTTTTGGGTAGGCGGCACAGACGGTGAGGTGCACCAGACTGTAAATCTGGCCTCTTCGGAGTAAGTTGGTTCGAATCCAGCCCTGCCCACCAATGTCGGATAGTCCAAGCGGTTAGGGCATTGCTCTGATAAGGCAAAAATCTGAGTTCGAGTCTCAGTCCGACAACCAGTTTGGGGCTGAAAAGGTTTAGATGTAAACTAATGCTATCTGGGCTTGACCAGTAATAAACCAGAAATGGCAGGTAGCATTGTGGGGGCAGGTCCCACAAATCTAAATCGTCGGGCCAAGACCACAGCCCCGCCAAAAATGCGAGTGTAGTATAATTTTAAGTATTCGGTGTGCATCCGCACTGAGATGTGGGTAGGAAGAAGTCCCACCACTCGCACCAAGTTTATTGGCTAGTAGGAAAATTGGTAACCCCAGGAGACTGTTAATCTCCCGCAGAAATGCACTGTCCGTTCGAATCGGTCCTAGCCAGCCAAGTTCTCTGGTTGCACCTAGAAGCGACTGTTGAAGAAAGGTGCATAAACGGTCAGTCGTCGCCACCACCTGTTGGCGTCCAGAAGAAACAGGTCCGTCACACGGCACAGGCGGTTAGAGGGCGATTGAGGGTTCCAGAGTGCCGTACGTAACGGGGTGACGGTATTATCATTCACTTTCTTTCCTAGTCGCCCCACCAAGATTAAAGGGACAAAATGAAAACAACATTTGACACATTTATGGGATTTGTATGTTTTGTCCTGGCAACCATTTTGCTGACGTTAGCAATATGCTCGTGCCAACCAATAGATGGGTATCAAGATTACTATATCTGGGAACAGATAGGGGGTTAAAATGTTAGAAAAGTTAAGTGAATATAAAATCACTAATCGAGATGGGTCTTTTATAAATGCAGATTGCAACACAAAAATAATAAATACGCTGGTTCGAAAAATCAACGAACTTGTAGATGCTGTCAACGGAATACTTGACTACGCACCGCTTGAAATGGCTATGAAAGCAGAACCAAAAATACCAGCCGACCCATACACAGAACAACGCAAATGGATTGGAAAGTTGTGTAAGTTTTGGTTTGCAGATGCCGAAAATTCAACATTTGGAATCCTTGACTTTGTAGATGCAGGTCCGCACCCAGAGCCGTTTCATATAAACTGCGGCGAATCAGAACAAGGATGGTATCCGCACTGCGAACCAGTAAAACCAGATGACGATATTATTTACAAAGGAGAATAAGATGTGGGATTTTTGGGAAGACATGGCATTACCATTTATATTAGTGTTTTTTGGAGTTTTGTTTATAATATTTACTATATACGGCTCTGTAAGCGGAATACAGGCATTATTAGAATCAAAAGAGTGCAAGATATGGGGTGGTAAATACGCAATATCAACAGGGTGCTTGATGAAAATTGACAACAAACTTATCACATTAAACGATTATAGAAGGATAAATGTTGCAAGTATAACCAAACCTATTGAAACAAACGCAAATGTAAATGTAAACATTAAACAAACCAAAGGGGAACAATAATGTTTTTAGTTGAATTGAAAGATTGTTTTTGTCGGGGAAAAAAAATTAAACTTGTATTAAAATATGAAGAAGAAGGTAAATATGGTGTTCAAATCTTTTTTGGGGATACTCTTTCCGTAAAAAACACCTTTGAAACTGTAGAATCAAGAGATTCCTTTTATGACGAATTGCGTGATAGAATGTTACAGGTAGTCGAATAAAAAAGGAAATAAAATGAGTGATATAAAATGTCCGTTCTGCAAGAAAAAACTAGAACCGATTGGCACGAGTGGGCAATTTCAATGTGGAACTTGGGGTTGTGATGCAAGTTTTAACTTTATAGCAACAAGAGATGTTTGGGAATATATTGACCGCACACGCAAGGCGTTGGATGTCGCAACTAAATGTATAAATTGGGTAATAGATACTTTCCAAAAAGGACTTGAACACGAATCTGATGTTGTTGGTTGTTGTGAATTAAGCCTTGAACGAATTGAAGAACTGGAACAAAAGGACAAATAATGAAAAGCAACTGGTATCGCAGATTATATGAATGGGCTTGGGGTGCTGGTGAAAGATGTTATGTTGGCAAGATGCGAACCAAATCATATTGGAAAAAACATTGCCGTAAAACAACAAGACGGATACAAAAGGATATGAAATGAAGATGAATATAGTGAGAGAAATAAAGCAATATCAAGCAACAGATGGCACTTGTTTTAATACAAGGGAAGAAGCAGAGCAATATGAAGAAATGCTGCAGAATCCGCATTTTAAGAAATTACAAGAACGGGTTGAAAAACTTGAAGCGGATTTGTCTGCGTTGCGTACAGAAGTATCCACAAAAAGTTGGATTAGTGATGTGCGGATAAATCGGCCGCCATATCAACAGCCTATGCCATATATGACGTATAACACCGCCACAGGGCGACCGGAGCCAAAGGACTAAGCGATGAATGAAAATAAAGAAATCCCGTTAATTACATTTATTATGACCCCACAATGCACTGATAGTGATGTTGATTATCTGCAATATTTTGACGAAACACAAATCAACAGATACACATTAAAGGAACTTTGCAAACTAATGAAACGAAAGGCGGAAGAGTTAGAAAAAATAGCAACTGCCAGAGCAATCCTAGAACAAAAGGACCAATAATTATGGTGGGGTAAAAATTGACGGTTATGTGTGATACCGCTATCGAGCGTTAGTCCACGTAAGAAAAATAAACGGACTTTGACTTTGGGCATTTGATAGTAAATGTCAGATACACACACCCCACCGCCAAGAACAAAAGGACAAGTGATGAAACCACGATATACTTTTTCAACAAAGGGAACAGACGGTAATCTTTACTATCCAAAGAAACCAGGAGACCAAACAACTGGTTGGGTCGCAGACTGGACAACAGATGTATCAAAAGCTATGACTTGGGAAAAACCAGAAGATTTTGACTGTGTGATGGCGGAATACGAGGACACACAAGTGGTCACCGTGTTTGAAGGGGATAAAATGACAGATGATGAAACAGAACCAAAAACGCTTGATGTAAAAGTCTATTTGCCAGTTATGAAGACATTGGTTAAGGTATATGGCGATTTTAAGGTGTCGCCAGAATTGCATAACTTTATCATTGACTCCCTTGCAAGCATTTGTGACGCTATTGAACAGGAAAACCCAGGAGTTAAAAAATGAAATACATTTGGTTAGGTATAAAAGATTATTGCAAGGATGTGTGGCACGATTGGTTGCTTACCAGATTAGTAAACACTTATGACAACGAGAAGGTTGAGGAAGACTGGACTTGGAAAGAAGGAAATCTGTGGCACTATCTTAACCAAAGAAAGCATGCAAAAAGGAGTTGATTTTGGTAGACATAACGATGTGTTGTAATAGCGACTGTCCATTGCGTGGTAAATGTTATCGGTATTTGGCCAAACCAGACCCATACTGGCAATCATTTGCGTTATTTACACCAGAAGATAAACCTTTTGGTGGGTATGGCGACAAGGTTTTAGAATGCGACCATTATTGGGAATTGGACCCACGAAGGGACGACTGGATTCCACAAAAGACCGTGGATGATAGATATGAAAGAGACGAAAAATGGAAGGGGTTAAAATGATTGAAACTAATGATTATGGTATGTATTCTGGCGGTTATATCTTTGACCAGATGGACAGGGCTGCGTTGTTTTACATTCGTAGCTTTTCTGGATTGCCAGATGATGCAGTTCTTGTAACCAAACGTGTGGACGGCCTTGAGTTCAAACGACAAGTGTGCGACAAATATAATATTACGGTCCGTTGCGACCATTACCACGAACTAAAATTATATAGCACACTGTATCAGTGTTATGCAGAAGTTATTGACAACAAAGGGAATGTGTGTGCCAGTGCAACATTTACATTCACCGAAGCAACAAACCATTGTGAAGCAGGGATATAATGAAAGATTTTTTGTATGATGATTTGGTTGCAAGATACGCAGAGAACTTTGTTCCTGTGGTTGTTCCTGCAGACAAAATCCACAAGATACACGAATTTGCCGAGAGGATTGTTGAAGCCAAACGAGCAGAATCCCATCACCAAGTTGATTATGGCCACGAATATAAACGCTTTGTCACGGGTCTGATGGGGGAGGCGGCGGTTGAAGAGTTGTTGAACACCAACATAATCGAATGGGATATCGGCGACTCGACAAAATACAATCACCCAGATATTAAAAAGTCTGGCGTCGGCATCAAAACAGTGGAAAGAAATAAATTCCCTGTTATACCCAAGAGAAACACTTACTCACAAATTATCTGTATCTTAAGCGAAAAACGCAAAGACATAGTATTTGTTTGTGGCTTGGCAACACCTGCCGTGCTGAACAGATTTCAGTCCGACACGCTAATTCTATCACAAAACTTACTGAGCCGTGGAACCAAAACAGGCTTTTACGGATTCAAATACTTAAAACCTTATAGGAGACCTCAATGAAAAATGGATTTTATAATTGCCTTATGTTAATTGCTATGTTGGCACTGAGCTTTGCGTTTGGTGCTGCGTTGCAACACGAATACGAAACAAAATACTCAGAAGTGTACCCAGAACAATGCCTGTCAGTATGCACAGATTTGTTCGAAAAATTCGGGTGTTAATAAAAACAAACCCTTGACTATAATTAGCAATAGTGGTAAATTATAGGTGCGAGGGTTAATAGACATAGCCCTCTTTTTTACAGGAAAGGAGAAATTATGTCAAATGTAGAAAAAGAGTTGTACACCACTGCTGAAGCAGCGACTTATCTGGGCACGACTCCCAAAAGCCTCACCGTTATGCGATGCACAGGAGCCATAAATATTCCTGTGGTCAAATGGGGAAAAGGAAACCGTGTGCGGTTTAAGAAGTCTGACTTGGACAAATGGATTGAAGAACACAAGGGTAAGAAAGATGTTTTGGAAGAAAAAGACGCCTAAAGATAGTATCAACCTGGACATAATTAAACGGTATGAAGACTTCTGCTCTAGACCGTATTTGTGTCCAGCAGGAAAGCCAACTATTGGATACGGTAGCACAACTTATCCAGATGGTACAAAGGTGACATTAAAAGATAAACCTATCACCGAAAAGCAGGCAGATGAAATGTTGCATGCCTATTGGGAAAAGGAAATCTGGGCTAAAATTGAAGACAATGCAATTAAGCTCGGATTAACAAACAACCAAATCATTGCTTTAAGTTCTTTGATTTATAATATTGGCTGGTCTTCATTCAGCAAATCTCAATGCTGGAAAGCCATTAAGCGTGAAGACTGGGGCGAAGCGTTCCTTAATTGGGACTGGATAAAAGCCAAAGGCAAAGTTATGAAGGGGCTGATTAAACGTCGTGCAGAAGAGTTAGCTTTATTTATGAAGGATATTTAATGCAAGAGCCAATGTTAAAAATAAATTCGGACCTGTCCAGGACAATTGGATTTACCACCGAATACTTTGAAGGCGGTACGATTTATAATCTTCTGCCTATGGGTATTTACATCAGCTGGCTTACGCCTAAATCCGAAGAAGCGTTGGAGCAAATGTTTAATCTGATTGACCAAAAGAAACTGTTGTTTCGTTATACTGCCCCACAAGATTCGGTGCGTAAGTTTTTGATAAAGCGTGGGTATTACTTGGCTGTCGATACTGCAAACACGCCATACTTTTGTAACTTTACGCCAAAGAAGAACGTGGTAACACTTGTAAGGCCATTGGACAACAAAATTATCATTGACTCAAAACCTAAATCCTAATATAATAAAGACAAATTCCAGTATCCTTTGTTTTATAGTGTGTTGGTTGCGTCGGTAGGAAACTGCCGACGTTTTACTTGAATATCTTCCTTGCGATATAAATACCGCACAGCGTTAAAATCGAAATAAGAGCAACCCATAAGGTTCTGTTCTTTTGCTTTTCTATCGCCACACGGTCGTCACAGGCTTGGTTGCAAGAAGCAACCTGTGCCCTAATCGAGTTTATTGTCGCTTTTGTTGAAGAGGTTTCGCAACCCTTGGGCAATCCTTGTTCCAATGCGTCCAAACTTTGATTTATGCCATTGGAAATCTGGGTCGTCGTAGAAGAGTGCGAGCACGAAGAAAGCGTAAACGACAATAATAACAATAGCAGCCCACATTTCATCTTACTCTCTGTTGTTCTTTTGTTAATCTTAACGCATCGTTTTCAAGAAGGATACGTAATATCTCCTCGTTCTCCGCAGTTCTTGTAATACAGCCACGAGTAATAGGCTCGGCTTCTAACCAATGGTTAGTACCAGCCTCCACATCGAGCAAACGATAAGAATAGTTGTCTTGAATTGTAATGGTTCTTAAAAATCTTTTTTGTACTATAGGCATAGGGTCCTCCTTAGTTGGTGCCCACTTTTTCGCACACCGTGGGCGGGTGCTACCCTACTGGCCAGGAACAAGCAAGCGAGACCAGTGGCGAAAACTTTATTTTTTGCAGAACAGTTTCAAGTATTCGCAAACACTATCCAATAGGCCAAACGTTCCTATAACATATGCACCTATGTCAAACGATGTCCAAATGACGCCTGCTGCGGTTGCGACAGGAATCGCCAAAATGTTCGATACTTCGATGATTTTATCTAACGTTTTCTTTTTCATGATTACCCTCTTATATTGAGTTTTACTTTCTTGCAGTATTCGTACATCGAATCTATCGACTGTTTGATTTCTGCAAGCGTTGAGCCTGTATGAGTAACCCCTTCATGAGCAGGATTTCTCTTACTGGCATTGAAAAGAATTTGTCCTTTACCGTCTACGATTTTGTAGATTTCGTAAAAACGATACCGTTCAACAAACTCTTTCTCAATCACTTTTTGCCTTTTAAGGTTTTGGTTATGTCAGCGACCCACTCTTTCGCTTCGAAAGCACGTGTCATAACATAAGCAATTAAACCAACGATGGCTGGAGAGGCCCGTAAAGCAGCCTCTGCCCAGCTCATCTCACCCTCGACATCCATATCGGCCGTTGCGGTGAAAGCAGTAAGGATTAAGCCAAAAAGGAGAGAGAAGCGGCCAATACAGATTTCATGAGTGTCGTCTTGAAACATTTGGGTGAAAAACTTTTTCATTTGTGTTTCCTTTTGTATATACCCTTGGCAATATCTTTCTTCCATTCTGCGTGTATAGCGTCAATCTCTGAGTTGCCGCCGTGCTTTTTATATTCATCATATATTGCACATATGACAGAAACCTCCGCAGGACGGTGTTCGACAAAGTACAAATACCGTAGCCGAAGCAACCCTCTGGTGTTTTCTTGGCTCTCTGCAATCAGGTAGTCCATCTTTTTTTCGATACGGCTTTTGTATGAAATTGCCTTCCATACCCATTCGAAAATAAAACTAAGCCATTTTAACTTCATTTTGTCTCCCTCCTTCAGCATAACTTCTTCCCACTTTCATAGTTTTGCCCCTTAAATAATTTGACTTACTGTACTGCCGCTAGCCACGGTGCAAGCAGAGTCGGTGTAAATCGTATCTCCAACAGACGGCTGTGACGTGCCACTTGTGTACACAATTCCATAATCCGAAGAGCGGAACCACGCAAGCGAATTTGCTGTATCTTCTGTCGGCATTCTAAATAAATCATTACTATTCGAGTCTTGTATATAATATGTTGCAGGCAAATCAAACAACACCGTGGTATTAGTTCCGTTAAACCCACCTGTTACGCTTGCCCACGAACCAATCACAGATTGTGCATTAGACGGGAAGTGTACAGTAACACCAGAACAACCATATAGCATATTTGCAAATGTCGAGGTTCCATAAAGTGTGCTTGCAATAAGTTGTGGGAACGATAACGACACCAAAGACGTGCAATTTCTAAACATGTTGTAAAAAGCACTGTCTCCATAAACAGCCCCCAAATTTGTAAACGTTTCGTTGGTTAAACCGGTACAACCACTAAACATGTAGCAAAATACATACTTTCCTCTAGCGAACGCCAACTTATTCAATCCCGTAGTTGTTAAACCGGTACAACCACTAAACATATAACCCAATGATGCGTTAACACTGGTAGCGGTCGCATTACAACATATATATCTAACATTACCAAGTCCTGTGGACGTCAAAGCAGTACAACCAGCGTATGTGTTGTAAAACGTGTATGATGAGTAGGTTGCAATAATAACTTCCACATTAGACAAACCGGTCGAAGCCAACGAAGTGCACTTATTAAACATTTGATAAAAAGTATAACTACCAAAACCAACTACGCCAGACGCCTCTTTTATAAAATACGGCACTGTTAAAGCACTACAACCACTAAAAGTACTATAAAACGCCCTGTCCCTAACGGCACTAGTAGAAAACAAATTCGCTATTTTTGCCTGGTCGTATGTTATTGTTGTCAATGCAACACAGTTCTGGAAAGTGAAATAAAAATCGCCTCCAATAAACCTTTCAAAAGAACTAAGGTCAACACTTACCAAAGCACTACAATTACTAAACGTGTAACTAAACCCATTAAGTGTCGTCGCACCGCTGTCATTACAAACAAAATACTTAAACGAACTCAAATCCGCTGATGTGAGAGACGTACAGCCGCTGAACGTATAGTCAAGAGGACTATATGCCGTTGTCCCGCCAGAATATGATGATTTTAATTCTATCGTTTCAAGATTTCCAAGGTCGGCAGTTTGTATTGACGAGGTAGCGAACGCATAATGCAAGGCGTGGTATCCTGTAACACTAGTTATGTCACCAAGTCCGGTATAAACAAAATACCTAGCACCATAAAATGCGTGAGATAACGCTTCATAACCGCTAATCGTTGTTAAATTTTGCGTACCAATCAAAGCATATTGAGTTTGGGTGGGCGAAAGACCATTTTCACAAGCGTGTTTTAAGGCGTAATCACCAATATCATCAACGCCGTTCAAATCTACTTGATTACCTCTATACAAAACTGTCTTATCAACATAGGCTACTGTATACAGCATAATCTTTGGCTCTGCAACAGAACCTCCGCCACTAACGGTTTGGTTTATAATCATAGCGTTACTCCTATATTATCAGCACATTTACAGTTATAGCACTACTTGGTGTAGTTGTGCAGGTGAATGTCAATGTCCCAGCCCCCTGTGCGGTGCAAAGTATGCCGGCACTCGTGTAATCCGCTTGGCTTGCAGGAGCTGCCGCAACAATCACGTTGTTACTCGCAGTCACACCAGTCACATTTACTATCTGTGTGTTGGAACTCCAATCATTTACAGCCAATGTTGCAGTAGCAGAACTAGCACCACCTCCGCTTGGTGTCGTCCATACCGCATTTAGATTAGAATCCAATGTCAACACCTGTCCTGCGGCAGCGTTGGTCGTGTCCGCTAAACGGGCTTCTGGTATCGTTCCGTCTGTTCCGTCCAACATCTCATAATAATTACCCTGAAAACCAACTATAAATTTATCTCTAACAGTGTTAGGAATAATAACGCTATTCGACGTATCAGTAGAAACATACAAAACAATCGACCTCATACCATTACAGGTTATATTATTACCAATAACTGTATTTGCACTACTATAACTTTTAGAATTATAACCAATAGCAACAGATGGATTCACATCAGCCACTGAATTATAACCAATAGCAACGCCATACCCAATCCAATTAGAGCCTGTATAAGAATTTGTTCCAATAGCAATGCCCGCTCTTCCTCTTGCTTTTGAATTATAACCTACCGCTACACCTTCATAAAAGGCTTCGGAACTTGTACCTGCTGCGGTTGCTTTTTCATAGTCGTTTTTATAATAACCATTATGAACACCTCCAACTGAAATCTCTTGTGTTCCAATAGCATTATTCACCAACGGCTTATCACTCCAACTTGCAGAACTACCATCGGTGGTCAAGAACTTCCCGCTTTGTCCCGTTTGGTCTGGTAATCCGCTTGGTGCAGGCTGAACATCCGTCTGTACCCAAGAATACAACCCGCTACTTTCTGTGCATTTGTAAAAATACCCATTCGTATATGTTTCCGCACTATACGAAACTTCCGCAAATGCTGGCGTTGCAGAAAAAACTATCCCAACAGAGGCATAGGCTTCTTCTGGCGTGCCAAACCCATCACTTTGAATAGTATCTTCGCCATTGTCAACAACAGCGATATACTCATTGTTTTCTGAGACCTCATAAGACACCATTAAACTACCACTGTCTCCAAGAGTAAGCCCTGATAATTTTGACACATCGACAGAAACCGTCGGGTTGTCTGGCGTCAAATCGGAATCAACAACATCAAACTTTATCTGCGAACCAGACGAACCAATAAACTGCACTATGTCTCCAACATTATCAGCACTTGCCGTTGGCAACACAGTAGCAGCACGTGCCGCACCGATGTCGCTTGCGGTTATGGTTGTTTGACTAGCATTTATCTTTGTTTCTGCCATTAGAATACCTCCGTAGTAATTTTATCACCAACAACCATAGCCGACACGGTTGTCAAGGTTGTTCCCGATATTGTGTAATCGTCCGTTGGTTGCAACAACAAGCCGTTTTTATAAACTTTAACCAACTGTGCCGAACTTGTGTCCGCAATAGTGAGTGTGTTCCCTGCCGTTGATACGGTGTACCAAGTTAGAGTTGGAACACTTCCACCACCAGAACCACTCGCTTGCCACACAGCATTGCCATTGCTATCAAGTGTCAAGACATCACCCTGCTGTGCATTGGTTGTATCTGCTAAACGTGCTTCTGGAATTGTGCCGTCTCTGTCTAATAATTTATAGTTTACCCAAGTACTATCGGCAAGACGTGTGCCAAAACAAACCGTCCCTTCTTCACTATTTGTTCCACGACCAAATTGCATTGAATACGATTGAGTACATTTTGCCCAACCACCAATCACTGTACTGTATGCAATACCGTAACTTCCTTCAATCTCTGCACTACAACCAATAGCCACAGAAGCATTTCCTGCTTTGGCATTAGAACCAACACAAACCGTTGATGAAGCATAAGAATCACTTTTCTTGGCTCTGTACCCAATAAAAACACTGGAACCAGCATAATCTGAACCACTTCCAATATTTATATTATTTGTGTACCCGTTGGTGCTTGGCGTTCCTAAAATAGTCAAACTATCGCTTGGTCTAAGAGAAGTGTTCTGCAAGGCGTTTATTGTTCCCCAACTAGCGTCTGTCCCGTCCGTAGTCAAGAACTTTCCACTCTGTCCTGTTTGACTTGGCAAAGAACTAACCGTAAGGTCGCCAGAACCTAATAACGAGGTGCCGTTAACTGTCTTGATATTGGTTCCGCTTACCAATGTGGCTTGTTTCGTATTTAACTGTGTTTGGATATTACCCGTCACGCCGTCAACATAATTCAATTCTGTGGTATCAGCGGTGATTCCATCCAATACATTTAATTCGGCGGCTGTCGCAGTTATGCCCAAGTCGGCTAAGCTTTGATGTGTTGTTAAGTATCCAGCGTCGTTTACCAACTCAGAAACATTGTCGCCGGGTTGTAATGCTGTACCAATCAGAGAGACGCCTTCGGGTGTAATGCCAGAGTTAATTGCCGTCCATTGGTCCGCAGTAAACGAACTGTTGTTTAATGTATATTCGTATCCCCAGGTTGTTGTTCCGCCAGACACTGTGGCCTTATAACGATTAAATACTGGGTTTAATGTAACCGATTCTTTGTCGATTGCTGTTGCTCTTTTAACCCAAGTTTGGCTTATGGCTTCGAATCTGTACAGGTCAAACTTTGTTCCGTTGATAACCCAAGCGTAGTCGAACATCGTCAACAAAGACTTATTATACGCATCCAGGTCTGCAAATGTAGCCCAGTCGTTGCCGTTATCTGTAACCACATCGTTTGTAACAAACGCATAATCGTTATTCGTAACTGGCTCGCTGTACGCTTGTAACGCAGACACACTTCTAAAAGTACCAATGAAGTTAGCAGTGTTAGTTGCAATAGAACTATTAACAAACTCTTTATCAGCCAACTGATTTGATGTTGTTGCTTGTTCGGGTATTAAACCTTCAATGCCAGAAATATCTTCTGCAAGCCCAGACACCGTTGTTTGCGTAGCATAAGTGTTCGCTGCATGTGTTTGGGTTTCCATGTCCGCAATCGCCGCAGGCTGAACCGCTGTAGCACCAGCAGAAGCACCAGAACGAATTGTTTGTAAGTCGTTTATAATATCTTGTTTTGCCGCCAGCAAGTCGTTTGTTTCACTCTTTGTGTAAACAGAATAAGCATTAGCCTTAAGGTTAATCTGTTCTTGCAATCCTTGGTCGATTATGTCTTGGTCTGCAGATGTCCGGTATGGCGTTAGGTCAACGGCCGAGCCTAAGTTATCCCAAGCCGTACCTGTCCAATAGAAGTTTTCATCTGTCTCTACAATATTATAAACGTCACCAATTTTTGCTGTGGCGGGCAGGTCGGCAACAGTGGCAACACTGCCTTTATAAACCATAACGGTCCGATAATCTGGTAAGTCTTCCAGCAATTCGTTTAATGTCGCAATCAGTTCGTTCGCAACATTTGGGTTCCACAAATATACTAAATCCAATTCGGCTTGTATGCCTTGTTCTGGATATTGTGGAATGGTTGGTATTACGTCAGGCATCGAATGTCCCCTTTGTTACTAATAATATATCCTCTCTTAAAACAACTTCAGCCCCAGAATCATAGAACAGTTTTAACGCAATAGGATACTTGCCTGCTTCTAAGTAAGCTGTTTCATCTGCTTGTAATTCAAAATAAAGTAAGTTGGATTGTGGGTGTACGATTTCTTTTACAAGGATTGCGTCCTCATCAGAATCGTACACGGATTTTTTAACCATAATACGGGCAGTAACAAACGATAAGTCAACCTGCTGACCTGCACCCCCATTTAATACCACTGAATAAGTTAAGCCTTGTGTACAGGCAGTCTTGATTTTTATTATCATCTGTAATGTCCTTTAAGCAAAATTAT